AACTTCATCTTGTCTTCCAATCGGTCAACAAGTTCTACGTCAACGATGTTGTATTCAATAAACTTCTGCCACCCTTTGGTATAGAAATCCTTAAAAGTATCAAATTCAGAGTGATCAAGTTTCTTTTGACCCAACTCCACCTCAGCTATGTAGTCTAGACGATAAGATTCTTGTGCCTTGTAAGTAAACTTCTTGTACAAGTCAAGATAATCTAATTGAGTCAATCCACCTACATCAAAAGTGATGTGCTTTCTACCTTTAACAAATATTTCTCCCTCGGTAACAAGACCCCAGTTGGAGAAACGCTTCATCAACTTCTCCCCAAGCACCCTATTGAGGCGCTTACAGATATACGGAATATCGAACAGTTGAATATTCCATCCAGTCACCACATCAGGAACATCTTGCATCCAGTGATTGATGAAGTGATTCAGTAGTTCATGTTCAGTATGACAATGATGATATGTGACATTCTCTTGCTTGTTTGCAAAAGGTTTTACACCCCAAGTAATAATCTTCTTGGTGGTATAGTCCTGAATAGTAATCGCAAGAATCTCTTCCTGGGCAGATTCAACATCAGGAAATCCGTATTCAGCAGTAGTCTCAATATCAAGAGTTACCAGTTTGATTTGACTGATATCAAACTTGATTTCATCCTCAGGATACTTTTCTGAAATATATTGATAGATGTATCGATCATTGCCATAGATTTCAAATCCATCAACTTCATCATATTTTTTGTAGAAGTCACGACAATCCCGAACTGTTCCAGGATGTACTTTATCTACAGAATCACCGTTCAGTGTTCTAAACTTTGTTTTCTTTTTTGATTTGACAAAAAGTGTCGGGAAAAACTCATCCCGATATTCTTTTCTTACTCCATTTTCAACTTCACGAACAAGAACTTGATTACCAATTAGTTGAACATTAGTGTAAAACTTCATTCGTCGTCATCGTTAAAAAAGGAACCAAACATACCGCTACTTCCAGGATCGCGATTATCAATCATATCCATGATTTCATCAAACTTTTTAGTTTGCTCCATATTCATTAAGATATCCGATAGTTGCTTAACAACCAGTGGTTTTTCATTTACTGCAGCAGACTTAATTGCTGCTCGGATATGAGACTCCGCTTCAAGTAAATGTTCTAGAGTACTTTTTGATAGTGCCATTACTTTGTTAGTTCCTCGTATTTTTCAATAACCTCTGGTAGTGGATCAGCGATTGTAAGAATGTCATCTGATCTTAGCATATATTCTTCCTGATTGGAAGCAGGAATCCAAGGTTTCATATCATCAATAGAATTGAAAAGATATGGTTTAATTAGACGGCAATCTGGTTCACCAGGTTCTGCCATCACTTCTTCAACTTCGCAGATAAGAACTTTATCAATATCTACCAAGACACATTTAATCGACATTTTCATCCTCCGTATTTTCTACTTTTGGTTTAACTCTTTCCATATCATCAACATACATCTTAGCGATGTCATCGATGGGATCCACAATAGTAACAACCCAATCAGTAGGAATCATCATTTTTTGTTCCTTACTAATCATAATCCAAGGTCTAAAGATAATATCAATTTCTTTATTTGAACTATCTTTAGAATTGGTAATTACAATATGGGGCAAATCCAAAACATAACCGTATGGTGTTGTTTGATTTTCGTCAGATACCAACTCTTTTGCATCAGAGATTAGCATCTCCCCAGACTTGAGAAGTAGTAGTTTTACTGCCATTGAATCGCTTTAATCATACTAATTATACCACAACTTGATGATATGTAAATGCCACAGATATTCTAGGTAAGTTGCATAATCTACCTGGTGGCAAACCTTGATGCTCTAACCATGCAGGAATAAGAACACCATTATTTGGAAGATATGAAACATATGAATAATTACCTTCACCATTCTCAATTACAAATTCTCCTCCCCAATTAATATCCCAAGTTTCATTACAAAATATAATTAAAGTCCATACTGACTCTGTCGATGAATCCTTATGGAAGGATGAATTTTGACCGAAGAACTGTATGTTGGTATTAACTCTTTTTAACTCAATTTTTTTTCGTAATATTTTTTCTACATGGAGTTTTAATCTGGATCCAATGTTCAGAAGAATCAAATTATCTCCAAGAGAATGACCATAATTAGGTTTTTTAAGTCTCCCTCTTAGCGGATAACTAGAATCTTCTTGTCGTTCTTTTTTATTAAAATCCCATTGATTATAATAAAATTCGTCTTGAATTTGATAAAATTCTTTAACAGACAAAATGTCCTTTAGAATAATTATTTCATCTAGTGACTGTTTTATTTTCACAGTTCGCTTTCATCATACTAATTATACCATGAATTCAGTTACTCGTCATCATCATAATCATAGGTCAACCTACTATCCCAAAATTCATCATCCCACTCTGGTTCATACAATGGACAAGGCTCTTCAAATAAATGTCCAATCCTTAATTGATGGATTCTTTCTCTTAGGGATTTGTAAAACTCTCTCTTTTCGTCTGAGTTCATTTACCTTTGATTACCTTTTCTAATTGTTTGCGTGTTTTGGCGGACCTTTCTTTTTCGCGTTCAGTATGTTTGTAACCATACTTTCCAGAACTAATAAAGTATCCTTGACAAATCATAGTAACTCCAAAAAGTAATGCTAAAACAACACTAATCCACTCCAGAGTATTATCCATGGGTTTTATGCAGGAAAATCCCAACTAGTAATCTTTTCAACTTTAGTTATTGGACCCCAAGATCCAGAGTTATACCTATATGGAATAGTATTAATAGGACATTCCTCACCAGTGCAAAGAAGGTCTTCTACAATTCTCCAGGACTCCATGACTTCGTCTGAGTGTACAAAGTGCGATTGATTACCAAATATAGCATCATAAAGGAGTTTCTCATATCCATCGATTGCTCTTTCCTGCGGATAATTGTGGGTGAGAGTGGCGAGTTCCAATTGATCTGATAGCCCTGGGGACTTAATATCCATCCTAATGTCAAGATGAGGGTTAGGCTGTAAGCGCATAACAATGCGGTCTTTAGTTTCTCCATCATATAATTGTAGAGGTGGTGATTTAAGTTTGATGACTACTTCTACACATTGGTATGGCATTTTCTTGCCAGTCATTACACGAAAAGGAACTCCCTCCCAACGCCAGTTATCGACATAAAGAGAACCAGCAACGAAGGTAGGAGTGCGACTGTAAGGATCAACACCCTCCTCATTATTATATTCTTCGTATTGTCCACAGACCAAATCCTCCCCTAGACGAGTAGCAGCAAGAACTTTTGTTTTTTCTCTACGAACTTCCTTAGCATTCATTTTGCTAGGAGGTTCCATCGCAATAAGTGCAAGAACCTGTAAGATATGATTCTGCAACATATCTCTAACTGCACCAGCAGTTTCATAATATTGAGAACGACCTTCGCAACCAATAGTTTCGGTTGCATAGATTTGAATCTCTTCTATGTAATTGCGGTTCCATAGAGGTTCCAGCAAAATATTACTAAACCGAGTAGCAAGTATGCTATTAACAGTATCTTTGCCAAGATAATGGTCAATGCGATATACCTGTTTCTCGCGTAAATGTCTCCCAACCACTGACTGTAAATGATTAGCAGATTGATAATCGTGCCCAAAGGGTTTTTCAATAACCACACGGGATGTTTCTGCGTCATTTAATCTACCTGTTTTTTTAAGGTTGACAATTGCATTTTCATATCTTTCTGGAGGTACAGATAAGAAATAAGTTACATCATCATGTTCTGGTAGATTTTGTAATGTATCAATATTAGATAAATCTGCACATTGATAATCCAAATGCCAAAGAAATTCTTCGGGATAATCACCCAAAGATTGTTTCCATTGTTCTGCTGTTGGTTCTCTCCTAGCAGCACCAGTAATAGTGAAGTTTTCTGGGAGAAGTCCTTTCTCCCAGAGTTTATGGAGAGCAGGTATTAGTTTTCTTTTACACAGATCTCCAGTGGCACCAAAAATAACTATACCCTTGGTATTAGTGGGCACATCCGTTTCCGTCATACTTGTCGCTATCGTAGTATACATTTTCACCTCTCCTAATTCCAAAGTATATGGTAGTTAGTACAAATGGTATTGCTATCCATTTAAGAACATCAGCGAACATCGTGACCCCCAAACATCGCTCTCATACCATTTAAAACCTTGGCTGCGAAAGCACCCAGACGGCGCGACTCAAAGCGCGACCACAAAGCACTAGAGATGACAGGAGAGGGTACGCCAAGATCCACAGCAGCGTGAACAGTCCAACGCCCTTCACCAGAGTCTGATACTCCGCCATCGAATTTGCTAAGCTCTCTATCACCCCGTAGAACATCAGCGGTAAGATCGAGCAACCAACTACCAACCACAGAACCACGACGCCATAACTCAGCCACTTCAGCGCAGTCAATATCATACTGATAATCTTCTGGATTCTCCATAGGAGCAACCTCAGCATCGCCCGCTTTAATGTAAGCTGACCCAGCATTAGCTTCATGCAGGATATTAAAGCCTTCGGCGTAGGCTTGCATGATTCCATACTCTACTCCGTTATGAACCATCTTTACAAAGTGACCTGCACCTGGTGGTCCACAATGCAACCAACCATACTCAGCACTTGTTGCCCTTGTTGTTGGATCAGTTCTTGGTGCTGAACCAATCCCTGGTGCGAGTGCCCTAAAGATTGGAGCGCAGGTGGATACTGCAGTATTTGCACCACCAACCATAAGACAGTATCCACGCTCCAAACCGTAAACACCACCACTAGTACCGCAGTCAATATACGCGATGCCAAGTTTAGATAGCCGTTCTGCTCTGCGTCGAGAGTCCTTAAAATTGCTATTGCCATGATCAATAATAATATCGCCTTCCACACAAAGTGGTAATAGCTCATTGATAGTCTCCTCTACTAATTCTGCGGGGATGACAAGTTGGAAAATACCTGGTGCATTTAGATTCTCATCTTTAGTAAAAACACTTGCTTGTTTTCTTACTACTTGAACAAGGCTTTCCAAAGAATCTGCAGCTGCAGTAATATACCCACTCTTTGCTGCTTCTTGTGCCTTTGCATAGTTTCTACGATATCCATATACTTCAATACCTTCTTTAAGCATACGGCGAGACATTCCCTCACCCATACGCCCAAGACCAATCATTCCTACTTTCATAGCACCCTCCCAGGAATATAATCAACTTCTTCTAGTACTTCATTGAGAAGCAATTCATAATCTTTAAACATTCTGTCACCTGCTATAAAGCATCTTTGGCGTCTCCAGAGTGCTTCAGCAAGCATTCTCCGTTCTCTTTCAGTAAAATCTTGGAATCTTTTATCCATTAATTACTTACCTCTTTTTGAAAATAATCTGGTAGTGGACATCCTTTAAATTTGTCAATTTCATTTACTGACAATACAAACATAGTAACAAATCCGAGGCAGAATGCGAAAAGCATTTGAGGAAAATTATAGTTCCCCATATAAGCAGTAGGATCAGGTTCATCATCGTGAGGATGAATCATTCTTGAAATCTTTTCTACTTCTTTCTTTCGTTCTTCCTCGGATTTCTTTTTCATGTTAACCTCGGTATCTACCAGGCCATGATAATTGCATTGCAGAAATTAACAACAACATGTAGACAAATACGAACAATGTTGTCATATCAACACAATCGTTTTTAATTAACTAAAGTATATATTACTATGCATTTTTTATTATTCTCTTTCTTGTGCTGTTTTCCAGAAATAACTTTCTTGATCTCCTAGACCCATACGATCATATCCATTCTCAACCTGATAATACTCAGTAGATACTTTAAAATCAGGAATTTTTGGATTCTCTGGAGTTAAACTATTATCATAAATCCGAGTTCTATTATTTGGATAAAGAGCATATTGCCCATTGACCAATTCAATCAGATTGTGTGACTTATGTTCTGCTGGATTCTCTGAAGTTGCATAGTCAACTGTATCAGGATCTTGATGATAATTATCAATGGTACAAATGTAAGTACCTTTCATAGTTCCATGATCTCTGGTGTAGACCTCATAATCCATACCACCAATAAACTGTTTAGTTACAGCAACTACACCATAATCCATACAGTTCCAGAACTGAAGATTCTGCAAACTCATATCAGGATCTGGTTTCTTCGGTTCAGATAAAAATGCACTGATAGGTAGTTTATCGTACATTGCAGCATACTCTGGAAGGTAGGTTTCAAAATAAAATGCCCTTCCAGGAATCGACTTAGCCGAAACCCAGACACCTTTTACATATTCACCCCAACCAGACTGATGATCGGTTAGATATTCTTTCCGTACCCAAACTTCAACTGAGGGTAGATTACAAATTAAAGCAGCCATATTTTATACTGTAGGTGGTGTAAATGAATGAACTAAATGTGGACGAACTAGTGCTGCTTTATCGCGAGCAACTAGAGCATCAATTGAACTTTTGTATGTATCAGACATAATTCTGGGATATAGTCCAATAGCAATAATGGGAACAAGTAGAGCACTCACAATGTAAACTTCACGAGGCTCTGCATCTACTAAATTGGTATGGGAAACAAGTTCTTTGTTCGGAGAACCATAAAAAATCTCACGCAACATAGAAAGCAAATAAATTGGAGTAAGAATAACCCCAATTGCTGCAATAGCACACATCGTTATACGGAATGAAAGTGCATATACCGTATCAGTTGCAAATCCAGCAAAGACCATCAACTCACTCACAAATCCACTCATTCCAGGAAGTGCTAGTGATGCCATAGAACACATTGTCCAAAGTGCAAACATAACTTTCATGTTTTGACCGACACCACCCATCTCATCCAACTGAAGAGTATGAGTTCTATCATAGGTAGCACCCACTAGGAAGAATAGTGATGCACCAATCAGACCATGACTAATCATCTGAAGCATTGCACCACTCGTTCCGAGAGCACTATAACTACCGATGCCAATGAGAACAAATCCCATATGACTGATTGAACTATAAGCAATCTTTCGTTTAAGATTCCTCTGTGCAAATGATGTCAATGCTGCATAAATGATATTTACAGCACCTAATACAATAAGGATAGGTGCAAATATCTTATGTGCTTCTGGAAGAAGTTGACAGTTAAATCGCAGGAGAGCATATCCACCCATCTTGAGTAGAATACCTGCCAACAGCATGTGAACTGGTGCTGTTGCCTCTCCATGGGCATCAGGCAACCAGGTATGGAATGGAACGATTGGTAGTTTAACACCAAAAGCAATTAAGAATGCTGCATAGCACCAAATCTGAAAGTTCTCTGGAAACCCTTGTTGCTGCAGATAAGTGTATTCAAAATTAGCAGTACCAGTCCAGAATCCCATTGCTAGGGCAGCAAGAAGAATGAATAGGGAACTACCTGCAGTATAGAGAATAAATTTTGTTGCTGCATATTGGCGCTTCTTACCACCCCAAATAGCAATCATCATGTAGACGGGAATAAGTTCTAATTCCCAGGATAGGAAGAACAAGATAAGATCCTGTACTGCAAAGACCATAATCTGTCCACCATCCATCAGAAGAAGAAAAAAGTAAAACAGTTTTGGTTTGAATGTAACTGGCCAAGCAGCAAGTGCTGCCAAACTTGTAATAAAACTAGAAAGTAAAATGAGAGGCATTGAAAGTCCATCAGCACCTACAGACCAGGTAAGACCTAGTTGTGGAACCCATGAATATCTTTCTGCCATTTGCAGACCACTAATATCAGGATCATATCCATTCAAATATCCTGCTACTGTGATTAAAAAAGTAATTAGAGTAACGCCAAGTGAATACCACTTGACTACTTTGTTTCCCTCAGGAAGAAAAAAGATTCCAACTGCACATACAATCGGAAACAATATAGCAAGACTCAACCAAGGCATATTATAACAATAGAGTCAATATATTTTAACATAAAAAAAGAGGGGTTGCAACTGGATTTTGCCAGTTGCCCCCTCGCGGCGACGATATTCAGTTTTATTTATTTACCAAGGAATTAATTCGTCAGGTTTGTCTTCGATTGGAATTGCTACTGGTTTAGGTGTAAGTGCATATGCTCCGAAAGCTGATGCTGCGATTGTTGCAAAAATTGCTAGTATTGCCATTATAGTTTTGTAAAATTATAGATGTTTATACTTGGGGGGACTATTAGGGGAATGCGCCCCCAAGGAACCCATTGAAGAAAAGAGTCATTGCGGTCCCGATTGTAAGAGTGGCGGCTGTTAGATTCATAAGTCGTCCTCTAAAGTACATAACTATCTATATTATACTGTATCACTATGATACACTTCTGTATCAATCGCAGCATAAATTGGTCAGGATTTAAAGATAATCTTTCCTTTGATGATGTTCTGGGACAATTTTACCTAGGTCAACGACTAGTAACCCATCCTCAAAAGAAACTGATCGAACTTCCGTTTCATCACTGAGGGTCCAGCACCGTGTGAAAGATCGCTGAGCCATTCCTCTATGAACATAATCTCCGATTTCGTCAGAGTCCTCCTTTTGCCCTTCGATGAAGAGCTTTCCATCTTGTGTGTAGACATTTACTTCTTTCCTCTTAAATCCTGCCAATGCTAGTTCCAAGCGATACTCTATATTACTCAGCTGGACTAGATTGTATGGAGGATAATTTGTGCTGCTCTCATGAAGAGTCTGAATTCGGTTGAAATAATCTTCCATACCGATACTGTGCCTATTTATACGGTCCATCAATGCAGGCAGGTCCGTACTATGAAACTTCATTAAGTTTCCCATGGTTATTAGCTCCTTATAAAGCGAGTTTGTATTGTGTGATCCCCGAAGGCAATCACATATATTTATAGCACATGACATAAAAAACGGGGTGTTGAACCCCGTACCTTTATTATTCTGTTACTTCTGTTTTCTTTTTCTTGGCACCAATATTATACTTGGTTTCAAGAATCCAATCACCTTTATCTTTATAAGATAAAACTTTAATCTGATTCAAAGGAGCAATGTCTTGAATCTTATCCGCATTCACAATACCAACTAACCCCCAGTCCGCGAGAAGTTGAGCAATACGATTACGACGCTGAACATCGTTAGTAGTAAGATTAGCATGTTTGCCATCTAAAGCAAATAGTTCTTTAAAATGAACTAAGAAATATCTACCCTGTTTGTGTAGAATATGACAGGACTGATAAATCTTTTTCTCTTTGCGAGAAGCAACACCAATTCTTGTTAGAGTTTCTCTGACCTTAAGAAAATCATCTGGTTCGTTAAGAGTAACTTCAACCATCTTGTCAGGTGCCCATTTAACTTCGGGCTCTTTGACCACACTCATTGCTTTCCTCCAATATCAAATTTAGATCGTATAAAATTAAGTTGTTCTTTAGTTAGGATTTTCAAAGCTTGCTGTGCTTTTTCGTTACTATATCCATAGTACCGTTTTACATAATCAAGATCTTTGATTTTATCTTTACGGAGCCAGGGAGAGAATCTCTTCTTTTTCCTCAAAGTATTTAGATAAAAATCATATTGCATTTTTTTGGGTAGGAAATGATATTGGTTCATTTCGTTTGCAAACATAATTGCATCCAAGTGTCCAGAGAAACACCTATTAACAATATACGGAGGATAGTCTTTTTCAACTAAAGGATCTTCATCAATCAAATTATTCTTTGTTTGATTAATGCTGTTCAACCAATCTTTCAATTCCATAATTTATACGCTAGAGAAATCCTTAAACCATTAAAAAATCTAGATGGAGCATCTGCATAATGCAAAATGTTACCAGGGAATAATACTGCCCTATTTGGTTTATATGAAACCATTTGACTAGTTTCCATCTCATTTTCCATAAAGATCAAATGACCCTGCCAAGAAGGTGCCCATTCTTTGTTGGCATAATATAGAAATGTCATATCACCATCATCGAAATGTGGAGTTCCACATTGCATTGCTGTCTGACCATTAGCATATACTCTTTCAATAGTATATTCTTGACCCAATTTCTTTTGAATTATATCGAACAAATATTCAGCAAAATATGGATCTTCATCTAATCTATCATTGTGCCAAAATATTTCTGGTTTTTCTGGGATATTACCACTGATCCCCCAACTACCAGTATAGATTCTATCATGTATTTCATGATGAAGATCTTTATCAAAAAAATCATCAAATATTTTTATTTCGTTCATCTTCCATTGTTTTATTAGAAATAATAATTCTATTATTAGCGAAATCTGGTTTCATTTCTAAAACATCAGTATGATGCCACATCAATTCCTCATATAAAGAATTAAGTCTTGCAATGTCTTGCCAGAGATCATTTACTTCTTCGTTCATACCACAGACTCCGCCAACTTATAGTTGAACAGTAGTAGTTCTTTTCGATCTTGCTGTTCACGCATATAATCACCAACAGATCTCATAGTATATGTTAGATCAAATTCACCAACACTCCAATTAGTAAATCGATCTTTAACTAATTGATCTGAGTTGTAACTAATCAACATATCTATATTGCGATGAGATTCACAATCTTCAGCAAATTTATCATGGTCAAAACGCTTGTGCATAGATCCTTTATGTCCATATAAATTATCTTTAATATCATATGGTGGATCTAGGTAGAGAAAAACTCCATCATGAATATCATTCTCCATCAAATATTCATAAGAATACTGATTAATATTCCAGTTCTGGATTATTTGTCCATACCAGGGGAGTTTGTCAATGCCTCGCATTGAGAAGTTGGATTCACTTGCTTGTTTGGAGAAGGAAGAAGATTCGGTAAGACCAGAAAAACTGCACTTATTAACGATATAAAAAGCCACAGCTCTATCCAGGTCAGTTTTTTCTCGGTCATTGATAATCTCCTTTGCTTCTAAGAATAACCCTCTTGCAGACGCTGGTTCGGGATGCCTGTACTTTAGTTGTACAAGTTCATCTCGCATTTCTCTACCAAACTGTTGAAGATTAATCCAAAAGTTGGTAAGTGGTTCATAAAGATCATTTACCCAAATTTTTAGATGTGGATACATTTTAGTTACATGAATTGCAACACTTCCACCACCTAAGAATGGTTCACGAAATTCAGAATATTCCCTTAAGTCAGGGAAATACTGTCCCATTTTAGTGCAAGCACGGGATTTACCGCCTGGGTAGCGTAATGGTGTTTTCAGGGATTTCATAATCAGGTTCGTTATATTTCAAATATTCCCAAAAGGTCAATTTCATTTCCTTATTGGTCATGCCACAGTGAGCAGCAGCGGCAGGTAAATTCATTGTAGCACGGAATAGTGCGTCATTTGCCTCTTTAACATTCTGTGGAGTGGTCTTTACTTTTTTCATTATGAATATGTAAATACTAAAACAATTCTTCTCTGCTGAGGTGCTGGTTGCCCTACAGAATGATATAAACCTGGAAATGTGACTATATCATCTTCCACTGGTTTATATGACTGTTGGAAACCATCGTCATCAATAACAGTAATCTCACCTTCATCAAAACTATTAAGGTATATAATCACATTATTGTGATTTATATCATGATGATCTTTATGAGGAGGACCAGGTTTTCCATCCCAATGGTGAGTTTGATTTATGACACACCTATGAATCTGAGTAAATTTTTTAGCATTATGCTTTAGAACATCATAAACATAGTGTAGAACCAATTGAGCATGTTCTGATGGAACAATAGGAACTATTTGCTTATCAAAAGTATCTACACCATATACAACAACATGTTGGTATATTGGAAAAGGTGTATATTTCTCAGAATCAGGATTATATTTTGGATTTGTAGATCCTTTATAATTCCAGGTGAATGTTCGACCATGAACTAATTCTTTTAATTCATAATACTCTGGAGTTTTAGGATTCTCCCAGAGTTCAATAATATTTTCCACGATCAAGTAAACATTCCCTTTCTACATCTACACTATCTAGGACTCTATGCACAGCCCCTGCCATTGATCTGAATCCATTGCCAACATAAATTTGTCCAGCAACTACAGCAATGGTAGCAGCTCCCCAAAAGACATAGTACCAGCGAGACTTAACTTGAGCTCTTACTTTGAGTTCTTTCATAGGATCAACTTCTTCTCTTCAGGTTTGATAATTTTCTTTACACCAAACATTTCTTCATATCTGTCTACAACACCAGGATCTGCAGGAATATTATAAACAATAAATTGTTTTCGTACAGGAATCTCTGGGTGATCCTTATCAATCACAGTTGCCCATGGTGCAAACCCAACCTGCTGTGCTGTAGGCAGAACAACAAGTGCATTCTGGACTGTAATTGTATCTTCTGTTTCAGAGACTACATCTGCAAGAACTTCCTCACCAGTGGTGATTCGTAGTAGTCGTACATTCATTTCACTCATGTTATCGTTTGTCATTTGAATTCATACTCCTTGTGATGATTTGAATTTTGTTTAGGTGTTACATATCGAAGATTTTCTAGTCTATTATCTAACTTATCACCATTGATATGATCAATAAAATTAGTAGCACGAATCCATTCTTTTGCAGATTCTGGACACTTATCCCAATCTTCTTTAGGAATTGGTGGACACTCATCTATCGGTTTCCAGGATTCTATTACTGCTCTATGGACAATAATTGGAATCCTACAAGTATTTTTTTGATTAACAGTTTGATTATAACGATATTTAAACTGAGATGCAGGGACATTTGCATGAGTTGCTAGATATTTTTTTTGACTAGCAGACTTGTGTAGTTTCAAGAATCTACTAGATTTGTTGCTATAAATTTTTCCAGTATCTGTGACATAATAATTTTCAATTATTTTACCAAATCTGACTAAAGGTTTAAATTTATATTCTCCAAAAACATCAATCATTTGAATTCACACTCCACCATAATTTCAGTTAGGCAGGCAAGCATATTAATCTCCTGATCTGCTACGAATGCAGCTTGATACTGATACTTAGCAATAATAAGCACAGCAGCAGGAATGCTAGCGTTGGTAAGGGATGCATATAGAGCATCGTAAATACCACGGAGAAGTACAGTAGTATCGTTGTCCAAATTAGAAACGATCCACTTACGAACCTCCGCAAAGTTTTTCTGTTTAAGGTTCTTGACAAGTTCATTAGTTTTTACATCAGAAAAGTGAGCAAGAATGCCACTATCAATATTACCACTAACAGAATACCGTTGACATTCATTCAGAACACGACGCCAATCTGGAAAGTGTTTATTGATAAGTTCCGCTAGAACTTTAGGTTCATAGGTAATTCTTTCTTCATCAAGAATATCACTAAGTCGTTTAAAGAACTGAGCTGCAATTGCTTGTTTCTGTTTACCGTTTACTGAAAATTCAATGACGGCACAACGACTGTGCAGTGGTTCGATAATTTTGTTCCTGTAATTACAGGTAAAAATAAATCGACAGTTTCGACTAAACTCCTCAATAGAGGCTCTAAGTAAGAGTTGTACATCGGGAGTTGTGTTATCTGCCTCATCGATAATGATGACTTTGTGCTTTGCTTCTGAGGTAAGAGATACTGTTGAAGCAAAGTTTTTGGCAGAGTTTCGGACTGTATCCAGGAATCTACCCTCATCTGATCCGTTGATGACATAAAAATCTGCTCCTAGTTCATTACACAGCGCCTTTGCTACTGTGGTTTTACCGATTCCTGGAGGACCAGATAGTAGCATGTTAGGGATCTCTCCCCTTTTCAGAAAGTCTGAAAATGTTTTTTTAATACCCTCAGGAAGGATACATTCATCAATACTTTTAGGTCGATACTTTTCAACCCAAATAAAATCACTCATAATTATAGATTGGATCAATTGGTTTTGTAAGATTTAAATTTACATCACCAAGATTAACATTGATTGCAACAGAAGTTTTTCTTCTATCACTTTTTAAAAGAGGTGATCGATGTATGATGTAAGAAGGAAATACTAATATATCACCTTCATCAACATCGAGTTGAAATACCTCATTCCTTTCGGTATCAATAAATTCAGTAGAATACCTAGGATCATCTAATTCTAGCATATAAGATAATGAAATGCTAGATTGACCATGAAAATGCCAACCATGAAAGTCATTAGTAGTATATTGTTGAAACCAAACTTTGGATACATCCATAGTTGATGCCCAATACTTATTGCAAATTAGTTTCCACAGATCATCTAAAGAATTTGCTAGATATGGAAAATAGTCTGGAAATCCAGACTCAAAAGTATAATCGTAAAAATCAGTTTTAGTAACTGGATCTGGGCATTCACCAACTTGATCATATTGATCGATTGAAGAGAGAATATACTCTTTCAACTGTAAATGGTTAGGTACTGAATATACCCAAACTAGATCTTTACTCATTTTCTCCTAGCGTTTCCGCATCGTTTAGCACTTGGATATTGTGCTTCAAATACCTTATTGGCATAAGGTTGCGAATCTGCCTCAACAAGTGCTTTATGGTATTTTGCACCCGTAGTAGGCAGTCTATATGTCACTTCCCAGGTTGCCATATCAACCGAAAGTGCTATCTGGTTCCAGTGCAATATAATACTTCAGATTATATGTGCTATTAGTAAACTCAGATAGTAGTTTAGATGAAACTACGACATCATAGGATCCAGGAATGATCTTAATATTTTCTACTTTGAAGTTGAAAGTAAACTCCTTATCAGTTTCACCAACAATAATAGAGAAGTCGTTAGATGTATCGTTTTTCTTATCACGAACAACTAGTTTGACAACTCCTGCTTCACCAACAACACACAAATCAGGTAGTTGATATACTGCCGCTGCTTTGAGTAGTTTATCAAGAGAACTACTTTCTAGTTGAAAGTGAACATCTTCTGAAGGAAGATTGATCTGCTTATCGGGAGGAGAAATAATCACCTGAGGATCTGCATAAAAGTATTTGACCTTACGCTTACCTTCACGGATAGTTAGATAAGAATCTTCTGTAAAATCCATATCAGGATCTTGGTGAAGACTTAGACCATTAAGAAATTGATTTAGATCATAGATTCCAAATTCGCGAGGAAACTCTTCATCAATATTTGCTTCTGCAAGAATATTCTTAGCAACAGAAATAGTACGGAGTTGAGTACCTTCTTTTACTAGAATAGAATTATTAATACCAGCAAAGTTCTTTAGAACAGTGAGGGTCTTATCGGACAGCTTCATTTTATTTGAATTCAATTTTGATCACTGAGGGTAGGTTTCGCGTTTTGCGTTTTTATCATTGAAGTGCATCAGGAGAACTGCGTAATGCAGGATCTTCATGATATCACGACGAGCAGTGCCTTTCTTATCATAACGAGAGGCATACTTGAGGATGTTACTGCGGCAGAAGGATTCACCATCACCACATGCTTCAATCAGATCAAGTGTTTGAATTTTATCATCACCAGCAGAGTAATGCTGGTTGTATGTGCCAGTAATATAATCCTTTAGCTCTTTAAGAATTACATCCTCACTATACTTGTACTTATTCAGTTTGCTTTTTTCTTCTGTATTCAAGTCAAAAGAGAGATAGTTTGAGGGAATTTCTGCACATGTAAAACTATCATAGGTTGCAGAATAATCAACACCATCAAGAGTAATCGTATCACTACTCACAGGAGCAGGGACAGGATAAGTATCTGAAAGATTGATATTAGAAAGATCAAGTTCGTCCATTTTCAATTCATCGTAAAGGAAACTCCAAGCATTAGTCATTATATCAAGTTAGAAATGTTTAGTCAAGTTAGTAATTAACGAAATGATCACTCTGAGGTAGATCACTACCATTAACTTTAGCATACATTACATTGAAAGACATGCTGATTCTTTCAATGCCCTCAGTTGAAAAGGGATAAACCATGTGCCATAAATGTGCGGGGAACATATAAAGATATTGTGATTTAGGGCGAATAAGAAAATGCTGATCCCCATGAATAAACTCCAAACACCCAGCGGCACCAGAGTGAAATTCTTTCCTCTCAGTAGAAATCTCATCTGGAATGTCAATGAAGATAATTCCACTAACAATTCCAGAGTGATTATGCATAGGATTGAACTCACCAGGTTTTTGAAAATTAACCCAAGGTCCTGGACCTAGATTATATTCAACTTCCATTTTAGATACATCTGGAGGTTCATCATAATATTCACCAGGACTAACAAATTTAACTCTTTCATTGTGAGAATATGCCCTACCTTGCAGATACCTGAGAAAAATAGGATCTAAGAACTTATGAAATTCTTTGGGAGGATAAGCTTCCCCCCTGCGCTGAACATCAATGTTTCCAATAAGAGTGTCTCCTGCATCAGAAGCATCTCTTGATTTATCCAATCCATCAATCAAATATTGATGAAACTCATCGGAAATCTTTGTTTTATAAACAAGAGGTCCATATGGATGGATAAATTGCTCATCACTCATTAATCTCTTCTCCTGGCATTTGGAAATCGGCATCTACTTTATCATACAGTTCTAGGAATGCTTGCTTGGTTTCATCATCAAAACGATTTACACAAACACTAATTGCCTTTGCTTTATCTTGGAAGATACTGTAAGCGCGAATAATGTGAACCAAACGACGGGTGCTGATGATTTCATCAATACCACCATCATAGAAGGTCTTACGGATAATATCACCCCAATCAACTAGACGAGAGATGAAGTTATCATCATCAACACCGTGAGCATTAGCAACCTTCATAAGGATTTTTGCTTCTGCTGCTGGAGCAGGATATTCTTGCTCAAAAGTTACTGGGAATCGCTCAAGGAATGCTTCGTTGAGCACATTAGTTCCAATGAATCGTCCATCGTCGCTACCTTTACCCTTAGTGTTTGCTGTGGCGATGATGTTGAATCCACTTGCAGGCTCAATCCGTTTTCCGATCTTTTTAAGGAATACTCCTTTCCCTTCAAGGATAGATTGGAGACAGAGAATTTTATTAGAGGCAAGGTCGATCTCGTCAAGGAGCAAGATAGCTCCTCGTTCGAGTGCTTCAATGACTGGGCCATTGTGCCAGACGGTGTCGCCATTAACAAGGCGGAAACCGCCAATAAGATCATCTTCATCTGTTTCTACCGTAATGTTGACTCGGATGAGTTCCCGACCAAGTTGAGCACACGCTTGCTCAACCGAGAATGTTTTACCGTTTCCAGAGAGACCAGTAATGAACGATGGATAGAATAGACGGGAACTAATAATTTTTTTAACATCGTTAAAGTTACCAAACTTGACGAAGGTATCATCTTTTTCAGGGATAAGGTTTTGCTCAATCGCTGGCATTGCAGCAGGAGAACTATAAGATACTTCTAGTTCTTTTACTGTTTCTTTTGTAACTTCCAGATTCCACTTTCCTTTGGAAACATTATACTGCTTCAAACGCTTGGTGACAGTTTGATATGAAATGTCGTTGGATGCACAGAATCCACGGATATCAGCAGCAGTAAACTCAGAACCATAAAGATCACGGAGTCCATCAACAATTTGATTGTCAGTCATCTTCATCTCAAAAGGCATGGTCTAGTTGTTTTGTTTAACTGAAGTTATTATAGACGAAAAAAGGGGGTTCTCGACCCCCCTGTGTCCAGTTTTAAAAGTGGTCTATCAATCTTCAGATTGTAGTTCTTCAATTTGCTTAACCAGTTTAGTCTGGGAGAGTCTTCTATCTAACTCTACACCCATGGTCCTACCCAACTCTTCCAGTTCTTTTTTACTCATATCTTTGAGTTCTGGTTCTGGAGCAGGTGCTTCAACAACCACTGGTTCTGGAGCAGGTGCAGGAGGAGCAACTGCTGGGGCAGGGGGTTCTGCAGGGGCACTCTTGCCTCTTATTAGATCGCCAAACTTGCTCATGGTTCTATAAAATACTTTTGGACTATTTATGATTCACTAGGTTTATCTGTTCCACCACCTTCTCCACCTTCAGCAGGAAGATTATCAGTTTTTGGTTCTTCTGGAGTTGGTGGTGGAGTATGCACCTTTCGGTATGCATCCATCAATCCCGCAGCATCTTTAGGTGTTAATCTAGCCATTACAATATGAAGTGAATATCATTTTTATTTAGCATCTTTTTCATCGAAATATTCATCAATAAGATGATGTAGTTGCCAATATCGTTTAAACCAATCAGCAATAAGTCCATAATGAGGAAGTTCATAATAGGCATCTATATTTTCTTCCATGACTTTCAGAATTTCTTCTTTAGTAGGTTTGCTCATACCCAACTTGGTTTGCGTTCTGGTTTGCGGAGATAATTATCTTTTACCCAAGGTTTTGATGCAATGTATTTTTTGTATGCAGTAAAAGTATCGATTGAATCATCATACTTAAACTCATCTGGCATTGCTCGGGAAAAGTCAGTAGCTGCATTATAGCATACTATTGCTTTTCCAGATTTCTTATGGAAGATTTTTTTTGCCTCAAATAATGTTTTGGCGCAGGTATGCTCTTTTCCGTATCTGTTTTGATATTCGGACGCTAAAGCACAACCATGCTGAATTAACCAAGCAGTATTCTCATGATTTTTAGCCGCCCATTTAGTAGATGGATGATTGCGAAATGCTCCTTTTTTTGTTGCGTAAGGAGTCCCATCAGCTTTGGGTAAAGTGCCCCAATTATAGTACCACTCTGAAAAGATGATAGAAAGCATCTGACAGCACTCCAGAGGCATCTTAACAACATGCTTATCAGGAAGAACCTCAGCAGATTTACGGGGGCAATAATCGGTTGCAAAGATATTCATGTGAGAAGTTTACTAAAACTGATTGCTAGAAGAAAGGATAGCATAAGGACAACATCCCAAGCCTTTGTCTTTACAAAGTATGGAATTGAAATCAGGTCAGCAATAAAATTAATTATCACACCTGCTAGAACATTAATATGGAGAATTGCAAAGTAGGCAACAATGACTCCAATGCTGCCTACGATTCGCATACAAGTGATCAATTTCATGCAACTAGATCTACAAACTCACTCAGAATTTTTTTGTTCATTTTTTTAGTTTTAAGACTCTTCATAAAGGCAGATTTGATTTTTGCCTTTGAAGCACCTTCATCAACAGAGAACTCAGATTCATCACTAAGAATACTACTGTTTAGACCAAAGTACCTAGAATATGCAGATTTCTTAATGGAAAGAGTTTTGTTTTTCCTCCACTCTTTCATCACAGTATCATATTCATCAGTGTAACCAAGATATTGGCGAACAAAATGACCAGCATCTCTTGATTCAAGAATACGAATACCAATCAAATTCACATCAGGGAAAGTATCACCGAGATCTTTTAGAAAAATTTCAGTCATATGTGTCCAGTTTTCCATTTGATCAAAGTCGTAGGTACGACCCGTTTTACGATTACGGAGATAGCATTTTCCTTGGATGTATTTTGTACCAAGGAATGGTTCATTCTCCCAATGGCGCTGAACTTCTTTATGATACTTCAATGGATATGCTTCACCATCAGTAAGGATAACACATTGAACCTTCTGAAGTTTATTGCGCTTCTTAAATTCAGGAATAATTTTATGAAGCGCAAGGATGGTTTCATTCAAAGGAGTACCAGAGAGACCCATACCGATGGGGGGTTTCCCCCAGCAAGTGATCGAATGAACAGTCCTCCAGATATTGATCATCTGCTTTTCAAGTTGACTACCACTCATGTTACTACTAAAGAAATGCATGAGAGAGAACCACTCAGCAACATATACTAATCCATCTTTCTCAGTATATGCTTTTTGATGCATATTTTCTTTAGGGTAATCATTAGTAAATGCATAAACATCAAACGGAATATTGCACTTTTTACAGAACCAAAGAAGACTATAAAGTTGCTTTACAGTATCTTTGAGTACTGTACCCATAGATCCAGACCAATCCAAAATGAATACTAGACCATGATTCTTACCATCAGGAATTACAGAAACTTTCTTAAACAGATCCTCGTTATACTTGTAGGTGTGCAGTTTGGAAGTATCAAGAACTCCAGTGCGAGATGTAGTGGAACGAGCATATGAATCTGCCGCTTTTTTCATCTCAAACTCCTTAACAAGATAGTTGACCTCTTTTTGGGATTCTTTCTTGAAGGATTTAAATTCTTTATCCGTTGCTTCATAGATAGAACCAAGTTCTTCGTGTCTTTCTACATTCTCGATCCAAGTTTTATCACAACTATCATGAATATCTTTGTTGGGGATAATAATTTTATTGAGATTAAGATCAGGAGATTCTAGATAGACACTTTCAAGACCATCAGGATTAATGAGATCTTTTAGAGCATCTGCCAACGCGGATTCTGTTTCGATTTCAATTTCTTGTTCTCCAGCACCATCACCTTCATCATAATCTTGAAGGTCCTCAAGAACATTTTCAGCAGTTTGAGGTTGATCACCTCCCATTTCAGTAGCACCGTTCCCTCCAGGAATCTGAGGTTCGGATTCATGCTCCGATTCTGATTCAGTGTTACCAACAGGAACTTCCTGTTCTTTCTGTTTCTCTAGTTGTTGCTTACAAAACTCATAGAGAGCAAGTGCAGCATTTAGTGCATCATCAAAAGACTCTGCAGCATATACCTGATCTACAACTACCTGCTCTTCTTCAGTAAAACAGACATCAATGAAGCTTCCAATCTTGAAATAAAGATTCACCCGATCTGCTAGGTTCATCTCATTCACATCAGTATCAGCAATTTCAAAGAAATCCTCATCAGAAAGCTCATTGTATCCACGATAGAAAGTCTTTGAGATACCAGCATAACGACGCTTCATCAGTTTCTCAATGCGTACATCTTCAGTTACATTGACAAACTGCTGAGGAACCTTGACTTTCTCTCTCCAATCTTCATCAGGCGTATACAGAGCGTGTCCCACTTCATGGGCAACCAGGGCATCATACACATTCTCACTTGCCCTATCCCAGAGAGGAAGCGTTAGAACGCGAGTGTGTACATTAAACTGTGCTGTTTGTACTTGCTTATTCTCTACAATCAGATCTTCAGTAGCAAGAAGTTTTGCCAGTTGTGATTTGATTTCGTGGGAAACTGCCATTGCTTTGTTTCGGATGTACCTATCATACAAAAGAACCCCGCTTTTGAGGCGGGGTGCTGTGACGGTTCTTAAAGTGGCGCAACGCTTCTCGTCGTGCCCTCATTGCTTGTGGCTTAAGCTTTCTCTTCTGTTCTTTTTTGCTGTGATGCTGCCAATTTGGCGTATTCATTGAGATACCTGTCAGATGCAGGGTCGGTGATGAGCGTCATTCCAGACTGCTTGAAATCCTTTGAAATGTCAACTGGTCTACGGATTTGATCTTTCATTCGCTAGTAGCAAGTGAATAATTTTATTTATTGGTAATTATAACCCGAATCACCGATTTGGCAAATACCATGAGGCATCCAATTCATTGCTAAAGAATATCTATGTTTTCCAGTCATATTCACCATAACAGAATGATCTAGGTAACTAGGAAACAATAGCATCTTTCCACTAATAGCAGGAAAAGTTACATCACCATGCATCATTAGATCTGGATCATCACCATCCATAGGAACATTAATTAATGGAAAATCTTTATGGAAAGTTAATGGATTACAATCATCATGAAAATAATAAACAGAACTCCAAATAGAATTCGTATGACTATGCTTTTGAATATTAGCTTCTGGTTTAGTTCTAGTAAACCAACTAGTAATTATCTGAAATGGATTTACATATTTAAATTGACTGACTAAAGTTTGATTAACTTTATTGGTAAATTTTTCTTTTATCTCTGGATGCGATTCTAAAATCTGCAAATCTGCAGACTGATTTTCCCCTCCTAATTTTGACCATTCAACACCATTACAAATTTTCTCTACATCACCTACAAGATCAGAAAAATCTAAAACATGTATGATAGTTGGAAATATACTAAATTGCAGTGTACCATCTTCTAATTTTTTCATTGATAGTTATAACTTGAATCACCGAAAACTATATTACCCTTTGGCATAAAATTCATCGCTAGGGAATACCTATCTTTATCAGTATTATTGGGTTCAGTCCAATGCAACAAATGACTTGGAAATATCAACATACTTCCAGTTTTTATACCAATAGTAGCCTGCCCATAGGGAACATATTGGGGATCGTTGCATTTAAATTTAACATCAATCATAGGTTCAGTTGCGCTGCTTTGAAATACAATTGATGAAGTTTCTTCATATGGATAAAAAACAGCACTCCATAGACAGTTGGTATGTTTGTGCCTATGTATGATATTACCAGGAGATGTGCAAGTCCACCAACTAGTTGTCATTTTCATCTCAGTTTCATAACCGAGAGTTTCCAAACACAAATTTACTTTAGCATCAAACTTGGCAGCAAGTTTTTTATGAGCTCTCAGTACCCATTTATTTTCACTGGCATCATTTGCTTTTTTAGTCCAGGTAACATTCTTTCTAGTTTTTTCTGCTGCCTCTATTAGTTCTGAAGCATCTATTTGATAAACTAATGTAGGAAATAACCTGAGAACACCCATCTCAACGGTCATGATGCTCTCCGTGAGAATCCTTTTACTTTCTCAAACTTAATTACACTTTCAAATTTATCTTGAAGATCTACTTTGTGAGAAATTACAAAAACATTAGCATCTTTGATTATAAAACGAATAATCTTGAGAAACTCATCTGTTCCAAATCCATCAAGTGAAGAATCAAATACCTCATCCATAATCAACAGATTGGTATTCACAGAATTCTTGACACGCGCCACTTCACGCCAAGTGAATAGTAGAGCAAGGTCAATCCTCATTTTCTCACCTTCAGAAAATGAAGCATAGGAAAACTTTTCATGAATTGGAGACTCTACAGTCTCACTAAACTCCTCATCAAGTTTAAAATTAATATAGAAGTCCATCATCTGCAGATAACGATTTACCTGCTGGTTAATAAGAGGAAGATACTTCTTAATAATTTTTGTCTTGACACCATCGTCCCTCAAAAGAGAATACGCAAAATCATGGTTAATGATTTCGGTTTTCTTTTCTGAAAGCGTTGTAAATACCTTCTGGAGATTTTCTTTAAATTCTTCTAGTTTTTCATTCTCAGCAGTTCTGTTTGCAAGTTGCTCGGTAATTCTTTGAATTTCCGATTCCAGATCTCGGATTTGTCGCTGACAACCAGAGATTCTAGTATTGTTCTTAGAAATGCCATGTGTGAGTGAAGTAATCTCCTTGGAATGAGTTGTAAATTGACGCTCTCGTTCCTCTTCCTCTTTAATTGCCTCTTCTAGTTCTTTATAACCAGATTGCAACTCCTTTGCTTTATTTTGAGCGTCTGTAATTCTATTTACACGAAACTCTTCTTCAATATCTTGTCCACAAGTGGGGCATACCGTATTATCGGTAAAAAATTTATGTTCCTTAGTAATAGTTGATACTTTGTTAGAAATCTTACCCTTAAGATTGCCTAGTTTACGAAGTTTGTCGCTGGCACCAGTAAATTGTTCCAGTTCAATCTGAACAGTTTGAAGATTTTCTGTTAGGGATTCATTACTATTCATCAAGGTATTTTCTTCCTCAAGAAGAGATTGAATCTTCACTTCTTTGGTTCTAATATTTGCTTTACCTCTATTTTCCAACTCATCGATGAAGTCTTGCTGCATCTTCATCTTCTCTTTCAAGGTTTGTTTCTTTAAATCAAGAGACTTGACTTGATCTTTACGAGTTTTAATCTCATCCTTCAGGAGATTACTCATTTGGGAGAAAATTCTAATATCAAGAAGATCCTCAATTACTTCTCTACGATTAGAAGAAGTCAACTGCATAAAGGGTACAAAGGTGCTACTACCCAAAATTACAATCTGAGTGAAAGACTTGTAATTAACTTTGAGAATATTATCTTCCAGAACCCGCTGCATGGCACGATCATCTGCCTCACGATGCATCTCTACACCGTTTACTACAATATCAAATACATTGGGTTTAATACCCCTACGGACCACATACTGACGACTGTTAATTGCAAATTCAATTTCAACTAAACAATCACGCTCATTAGCGGAGTTTACTAGTTGGGGTTTATTAATCTTACGAAAAGGTTTATTGAATAGAACAAAGGTAAGTGCATCAAGCACGGTTGACTTTCCAGTACCGTTTGTCCCGATGATTAGATTAGTTGTATTTTCTTGAAAATCAAGTTCAGTAAATTGATTTCCTGTACTTAGAAAATTCTTCCATCTAATCTTCTGAAATGTTATCATTCACTTTCGGGGGAATAACGATATCGTTCGGTGTGATCACCGTATATTTGTAATTATACCTTTTACAGGTTAAAATTGCAAGGTTGTCATCAACTTCGACAACCTTCATTTCTTGATCTTCTTCTTCCTCAAACTGCATTGCATAACGCTCTGCATCATCTTCCTCTTGGAACATGAACAATACTTTTTCACCATACCTATTTGCAACAGCATAGGCACCGTCATCAAGTTTGTCTTTGATTGTAAGAAGATACATTACTCGACCTCACATGCTTGAGAGTATATCTTTTGTAGAATGCCTTTAATAATTGCACGATCACCTTCAAATTCAGATTCATCAATATAACGATTCAGAATATTGATCGTGTTTTCAGTTTCTTCAACTTCAAAGGTTTCACTTTCAGTAAAAGTAAAATTTTCTACAATCTTTAAATCTTGAATTCCAGAAGAATATAATTTATCTATAAATTTTTCAAACTTCTTTGGTTCAGATTTTTTCCTTACAATTACTTTTACAATCTTACCCTCATATTCGCGAGTATCAAAAGTTTGGAAAGGAGTATCTTCGTAGTAGATATTATAGAAAAGTCTATGTGGATTATCTATCGATTTATGTTCTAGAGTTTCAGTATCAAAGATTGTAAATCCACGGGGATCATTTACATCATTCCAGAACATCTCATATGGATTACCTAGGTAGAAGATTCGTCCGTTGTCTGATCGTGTATGGTAATGACCCGAAAATGTCCGCTCGAACTTCTCAAATAATGCGCTCGCCATACCTTCTTCCATGACGTGTCCGCGATGCGCTCTAAATCCGTTGAGTTCAAGGTGCCCCATCGCGCACGAGCTAGTTGAATCTTTAATCGATTTGATACTGCTCTGAGTATTTTCTGCATTGATCCAAGGGATAAACAAAACTTGTAGTCTATCTAGCATAACCTCAGTACATTCTGAGTAGATCTTCACATTTTTGTACTGTTTGAGCAACAAATCTACAGAATTAATTGCATTCGTATCTTTGTAGTATGCAGTGTGGTTGCCAACGATAGTATGAACTGTAATACCCAGTTTTTCTAGACGATCATAGTAGTTTTCTTTTGCCCACTCAAGAGACCAAAGATCAATAGATCTACGATTGTCAAAGGTATCTCCCATATCAACGATGGTGTCGATACCATGCTCTTCTATGTAAGGAAAGAATACATCATCATAAAACTGTTTGAAGTAATCATGAAGGTGTTTAGAACCCTTGCGAGCACCAAAGTGCTGATCCGTGATAATCGCTACTTTCATCTATTAGAAGACTTATACTGAATATTATCCTTGATTGTATTATAGTCTGAACTGCTATTAGAAAGCAAGCTATCATCCACCATCATAACCTCATCGTAACCAGTCTTCTCAATAATCTTAGTTTTAATTTCTAATTGCTTCTTCTCTTTCTGAATTCTGCGTAGAAAGGCATAGTGAATAATTTGCGTGAAGTAAGCAAATGGATTTTTAGATTTATTAGGATCGAAGTTGTGAATATACTGTACACAGTTTTCGATACCATCAGAGATCATATCGTCTCTGAACATATAGTTAACGAAGTTAGGCTTATATGAGAGGTGGGTAGCAATCTTAAGGAAACACTCACCAAGGTAGTTACTAATCCTTGGTTTAGGAAGGTCTTTTGCTTTTGCTACTGCAACTTCTGCACGGTAGTTAATAAGCGCCTCTAATAGTTCCTTGTTATTTACATAATGCTCCGACTTCTTCTTTGCCATAACATTTTCTCTTCTCTATTGTAAAACTTAGTAATAACATTATACCATACTTTTAGGGCTTGACAATATTGGATTTCATCAGTAGAATCTCTTTGTTGGTTTTGAAGAGAAGGCTATAGCTTAGCTATCTATATTACTTAAAGAGACTTAGGTAGGATCTTCAGTAGCATCCTTTCTAGTATTATAGAGTTTCTCTAGCATCTTTCTTGCTTCAGAGACCGTAGAGAGATATCCCATCTTTTCATTAATGGATACCTTACCATCAATCTCTACATCAACATCATCTTCTTCAAGATATCTATCGTAGAACTCAATCATTTTTTTATCTTTAACTTCAGACATCGTAATAATACGCTCATAGTTAATGAGGTAGATATCTTCTGTTGCTAGTTCTAACCAAGGTTTAACTTTTACATATTGTCCTGTACCATTAGACAGTACTTTCATAGTAACAGGACTTTGTACTAAGACCATTGGAGTCCCATTATTATCATCAACGGAGCATAGAGCAAAGATCTCTTCCCCAGTTACTAGTTTTATGACTCCATAGAATTCATCACTCATTTAGTTTTTTAGTGGTATGTTTACAATGTCATAATTAAACTTCTCTTCATTGTAAATTTTGATTCGTTCAATTAAATGATTTAAAGTGTAATTTTTTCTTGAGTTGCTACTAATATCATCAGCAATATCATATAAAGTAGCTCTTGTCTTCTGATTACCTTTCCTCAGAACTCTACCAATAGATTGAAGATTTCTGATTCTTGATTTAGAAGGTGATGCAAATATTATGTTGTGTAGATTTTTGATGTTAATACCAGTGGAAAAGGTTCCATACGAGGCCACGATAATCGCATTATTCTCTTTCTCAGTGATTTCTCGTACCTTCTCTCGGTCTTGGGTATCCACTCCACCATGAACAAAAAAGACATGCCTTTCAACATCTACTATATTGCTATTTATCATTTCGTATAAAGGTTCCCCATGACCTTCAACTCTTGCAAAGAGAATCAAAGTATTACCTTTAAGATCTAAAGCAAGATTACGAATGAATTTATTCCTTCTTTCATGATTTATAATATATTGAACCTCATCCTCAAAGGTTTCAAATTTATTCGGTGGGTGTTTCAATAGAAGTACATTAATATCTAAAGTGGCAACATGCCCCTTCTTCATTAACTCTTCAGTACGGATGATTTTATATGATGGACCGAATAAACCTTCCAATACCCATTTATGAGTTTGTGATCCATCTAGGGTTCCAGTAAATCCAAATCGATACTTCGCATCACAAAGTTTTGACATTATAGATATTAGTGACTTACTTTTAAACTGGTGCGCCTCATCCCCAATAACAACTGAGAATTTCTCAAAATACTTTCGGGGGAGTTTATAGATGGACTGCCAGGTAGTGATAATAACTTGGGAATTTGTTTCCCTTTCTCTACCAGCGTATATCTTGTGGCAATATGAATCTACGTCCCAGCCATAGTCTGCAAAATCTTTATACATCTGCTCTACTAGGGAAGTCGTCGGAACAACTATCAGAATATTTTGTCCGCGCTCAGCATAATATCGAACAATCGAGTATATCATCAGAGATTTTCCCGAAGCAGTTGGGGATATCAACAGTCTTCTATTATGCTTTAGAGCGCCGTGTACTCCGTCAATCTGGTAGTCTCTAGGTTTATACTTAGAGATAGCAGTCATATAATCTTTAACACCTTCCTCTGATATTGTAGGATTCGTTTCAAACGGAAGTCCATAATATTTGTTTTCCATAAATTCATAGGTATATTCATGATCCTTACAGAACTGAACTACCTTATCAAGTAAACCTACATATATTTCTTTTGTCTGAATATTGAAAAGACGAATCTTACCGTCCCAATGCTTGCTGCGATATTGCGGCATAAATTTAGCGCCAGGAACCTCAAAGGTAAACTGGTCAGCAAGTTCGTAATAGACATGAGGTTCTGCATCTATCGTGATGAAGACCTCATTTTTCTTTGCAATAATCAAATGTGACATTACATATGATGCACTCATATGTTTATTTATTAGGGGTTGTCAACCCCCCCTATATGCCCCTACAAGGGGTTTTATCAGACCTTTTTCATCAAGATATCTTTCTTGATTTGAAGTGGTTTCTTGGGTGGATTTGGATTCTGGAGCATCTTATATTGACCATAGAGTTTAGAATCTCTATGTGCATTTGCTTCAGGTAAATTCTTCTCTCTACTTGCTATTCCTTCTTTTTTTCTTCCGTAGTCAAGAATATCTTTTTCAGTTTGTTGTGCTTCTTTATTCTTTCTAAGTCTTCTTGCCTTATCGACAAGTGCATCTACTCTTTTTCTTTCACTATCGGAAAGTCCAGTCTCTCTATTTGTAATTGCCTTAACTGCTTTAACTGCACCACCGACTACTGGAACTGCCATCTTAATGATTCCAGCTGCTGCTGGAATCGCAATGGCTGCTTCAATAAACTGATTGTAGGTCTTCATCAGTCAACGATTAGGCTATACCACTCATCGCTCATGCCACTGATAATTTTATCAGCACCTTCTCTGTCAGCAGCATAATTCTCTTCAATCAGATGTGCTACTACTTTTTCGTAGTGCTCATGAATCTGCTTTGCTTCTTTGGGTGTGGGTTTCATTGCTATCAATATTTTTTACTATTTAGACAGTTATTCCACTTTATACTTATATTCTAAGATCATGCGATAAAAGAAATCTTTACATGCATTAGTTCTTTCTTTATCATATTCATCAGTGAATGTACCCTTCTCAGAATGGTACACTAGTGCTTTATATATTTGATGACAATCCCTAATATCTAATTCTATTTCAACATATGGAACATCATTGTTCTCATCATAATCACTTTCGTAATTGTATTCAGTCATTTTTCATGGAAACTATAGTCTAGCATCATTCTATACAAGGATTGTCTAAGATATCGAAGATGTTCTTGTTCATCAACAGGTCTTGCTGGAGCACCAGGCCAATTTTTGAATGTTTCTTCGACACAATGGTGCAGTAGACGAATATCTTCGATCTTCAAATTAATTTGGTAATCGTATTCTTCTTCTTCCATTAGAATCCTGCTTGGAACTTTTGCCACTCAATTGCATTCTTTATCTGGAATGTTCTATTAGAGACATTTTTGATAACCTCTTCTAGAAACTTCAATGTTACATTGTAATATTTTATTTTCATATCAACTGCAGATAATTTTTGATCCGCATCTAGATACCTTTGAATGGCATCTTTTTCTCTCACCTTATACGGAAATGGCTCTTCCGCGTAGACTTCAGCTGTTGCTTTGCCTGTATAGTAGTTATACCGTTCTAACTTTACACGATTGTAAGATTCCTGTGCTCTTTCGCGAAGGAGCATAATTGTATTATATACTGTATAGTATTTTGAATGCAATTGTGGAATCTTCAAAGATTCATCATGTAGGTTATCAGGATCAATGACAGAGTCTTTCTGCCACATCTCTTGAACTTTATCAAGATCCATCAGATAGAAGAAGTTAGTTCGTATATAGTATACTTGAAGGTTGCCTCTGCTGTAAAGTATTCAACATCGCTTGTTGTAGCATCAAAATCTAAAGATGTCAAGGAGATTGGAAATAAATCTTTAAACTTCACAGCAGCAATCTCTCTAAGATTACTATTCAATATTCTAAGTGTACCATCAGAAAACGCTTGCTTAGAATCTCTTATGCCACCTTTATCAGTGGTCAGATCTTCATATTGCTTTGCTGAATCTGGAAATCCCAAACCATTTAACCAGTTATATACGCTAATATAATTTTCCATATTTTCATCAACCAAAAATCTCAAGGTAAAATCACCATAAGTTAATTTCTCACCTGGGATGTCAATATCCTTTAGATAAGATGGTTGAGTTGCAAGTGCTAATGATAATTCTGGAATCCTAGCACTATTAGAAAAGAAATCTACTTTTGGATATTTTCCAAGACTAAACTTGAAACCAATACCCGTTAGGTAGTTTCTATTTGCTATTTGATTTACTAGAGGTCCTGCAGCAGCCATTGCTATTTTTTAGTTATTTAGAACGATAAGTTAAAAGATATTGATATCCGATCTTCCTCGGTATTATTTGTACCTACAGAATGTTTAAGTGCTGCGGGAAATAACCACATTTGTCCTTCTATCGGATATCTAATCGTACTTTCTCCTCCAGTATATGTTTGAGTTATAAATTGATTTCCAAAGACTAATGCTTCTCTTGGATCAAATATATTTAAGAGACCGCAATCACCTTCGGGAATTTTTACATAGTAAACACCTGCAAGATCACAACATGGATGATTGTGCTGCTGATTTAGTCCTCCTTTTGGACTTACATTTGCCCAAATATTAACTGTTTTTATTTCAGTTATCTGGGGTGTAAATGGTAATTTTGATATAACTGTTTCTAATTCTTTAATGAATGGATGAAAAATATCTCCATTAGTACCATGTATTTTTGAAAAATCTCTTACAATCTCATAAGATTCGCTATGGTATCCATTTTTATTAGATCTATTAACACCACTATCAATTGATTTTAATTCGTAAATATCCTTTTCCAGTTTGCGATTATCAAACTCTTGTAAGGTTGCAGTGAATAATGGCGTTTGAAACAGCATCTGGTGTTCAAGACCATATTCCTCATCAATGTAATGAGTAGGAACTTTGAAAGACATAACAAATCATCATATACACTATGTAGACAAAAAAAAGGGATCCCGAAGGATCCCCTTGAAGTGAACGCCCTGTAGGGCAAGAATCACATGAGGTTGGCAACCTTGACGCGACGATAGTAGCGGTTGGAGTTGCGGGTGAGGGTTCCCATGCCCTGGGTAGCACCCTGAGAGAAGGGGTTCTCGACGATGCCGTAGCGAGTCTTGAAGCCAATCTTGGGTTGGAAGGTGTCCTGACCAACGGCGCGAACCATTTGGAGGGGAACATAAGGGCAGTAGAATAGACCTGCGTCGTAAGGGGAAGAACCCTTATAACCAACAACATAGTACTGGTTAGCAGAGACATTAGCAGAATAAGGATCGATGTATACACGATACTTACCTTGTAGCACACCAGCGAAGGTGTTGCCAGTGTCATCAACATTGAGACCAGCGTTGAGGGCAGGGGTGTAATCTAGTACACCAGCCATGGTTAGAGCGGAGGCAACATCTGCGGAGCAGAGGATCATGTTACCCTTGCCTCTACGAGTGCGCTGGGCAATCGCGTTAGCATCTCTTTCCATCTGGAAGATGAGACCCTTGAACTTCTCAACACTCCAGCGTCCGTTGGAGTCGGTGTCGAGGTCGAAAGTACCACCGTTAGCAACATTAGCCTGAGCACCAGGTTCTGCTACATTGTAGATAGTACGGATAACTTCACGGTTGATCTCAGCAAGAATCTCAGTAGAGAGAATGTTTGCGAGTTCTGCTTCAGCGTTTAGACCGTGAATTGCCTTGAGGTCTTGAGCAAGCTCTAGGCTGTACTCTGCCTTGAGGGCGCGGCTCTTAGCGGTTACAGTGACCTTCTCGATTGAGAATGCCATCTGGTTGAAGTGATCGCCAGCCTCGGAACCGAGTGCTTCAGCGTCATCGGTACGCATACCCTGACCAACATTGTAGTCAGTAGCGTTAGCTTGAGCAGCAGCAGGATTGAGTAGACCAGGGTTGGATCCACGCTGAGTAGTAGTACCAAGACCAACGGTGGTATTGGTATCTGCAGAGGATAGATCGAATCCGTCGTCCTGTCCAGAGAATGCAGTATCTGCTTCGTTGAATAGGGCTTCGGTGCCAGACTGAGTCTTGTAGCGGGAGCGCATTGCAAAGATTAGTCCAGTAGGACCGTTCATTGGCTGCACACCAGCGAGGTCATAAGCGACCAAGTTAGGCATAGAGCGTCTGATCAAGGAGATCAGTACGGGATCGAAACCAGCAACAGGACCAGCTGCAGTAGCGTCGGCGGAGAAACCAGCAGCGGAACCGCTACCAGTGTTCATGTTGGGGGTTTCGGAGAGGAAGGAACGCTCTTCGCGTAGTTCCTTCTCTTGGTTTTCTAACAGGACAGCGGTAACCGCTCTACGATGTGAATCTTTGATGGGATCAAGTCCATCATAATCGAGAATTGGTGCCCACTTCTCCTGTAGATGTTCAGAATTGTACATCTGCATTTGAAATTTACCTCTTTAAAAAGTTATAAGTTTGAATTTAATTATTTAAAAATCACTTTTTAGCAGCTCTGGAAAGAGTATCCAGATAGGCTTGCATCGTTGGATTTAGATCGCTAGATGCAACTTCGTCAGTTGAAACCTCTTCTGAAAGATTCTCAGAGGTGCTCTTTGGAGTGCTAGTTTTCCCACTGAAGTATGACTCCTTGAGGGTTCCTAGTTTCTCACGATAGTCTGACTCACTTTCAAACTCAACATTTTCTGCAAGAGTAGCAAGCTTCTCTTTCTGAGTGTCTGCAAGACCTTCAGCCACATCTGCAAAAATTACATCTGCGGTGGATTCTGCTAATCTACGATTTAGAGCAACATTGGCTTCAATTTGCTCGTTGAGTTTATCCTCCATTTCATCAAGTTTATCTACCATGCTATTAAGTACATCGTATTTCTCTTCAGGGATAGTTACATAATGTTCTTCAAATAGTGACTTCATACCTTCTAGGAAGGATTCAGTCATTTCTGTCTTGAGACCAGCTTCAACTTGGAGAGCATTCTCTTGAATCCAAGCATCAGCAACATACTCAAGATAAGAATCAACACGCTCAGTTAAACCAGTTTTGATGGTTTCTAGTTCTTCAACTAGTGCTTGAGCATAAGACTCGTTGAGTTCTTCCTTGATTTCAGCAACCTTAGTTTTGATTGCGGTCTCAAAAATTGTTCTAGCTTTGTTCTGGAAGTCTTCAGATAGTTCTTCGCCAGCAATCAATGCTTCGAGGTCTTCCTCAACATTGATTTCAGCAACGATCTCTTCTTCAGCAACCACTTCCTCTTCAGTAGTTTCTTCTTCAGCAACTACTTCTTCTTCAGTGGTTTCTTCCTCGGCAACAACTTCTTCTGCAGGAGTTTCATCTTCAGAAACAACCTCTTGTCCCTCTTCGACTTCGTCAGATACTGCTTCAGCTTTAGCAGCCTTAGCATTGACTACATCTTTTACCTGTGCAAGTGTTGCGGCAGGATCCTTGAGCTTTGCAGAATCGTCGTCGGGACGATAGTTTTCGGGGGTAGGTCCACCAAGGTCTTCCACACTAGCACCTGATGAGGGCATAGCCTCAGCAGCGGCGGCACCTTTGGTTACTACGTTTTCTTCGATGTTTTCCATGTCTTGTAAATTGTTACCAACGGACAGTTTTACTAGAGAATCTTGTTAGAATCTGTATTTATTTATAGTATTATTAAACTTAGAGGTTATTTAGAAAATTTTGGAATAAACCAAGCTTATGTTCCTCTAAAGCATTTGAAGAAACTAAGGTATTAATTGATCTCTTAGTTTTTTCTGCGAGTTGTTCACGAAGGATACCTCCTTCCCAAACCCACTCTCTTCCTTCCATAATTCCATTCACAAAAGCGTCAGGGGCGGAAGGGTCAGCAACAATATCAGCAGCAGTCGCTAGTTGAAAATCTTCACCAACAACTTTGCATCCATTGCGGTCTTCTTTTAGTGATCCAACACCACGGGAGGAAACACCCAACATTACACCTTCACCGAGTAAAGATTTTGCAATCTTACCCATAGGTGTTTCAAGAAGTTTTGCCTTTCCTACAAAGTTATTTCCTTCTTGCTTGAGGGAAACAATTTTATGGGAAACACGATCAAGGTTTACAGTAGGTCCATCAGGATGACCAAGTTCGCCAAGAGCACGACCCTTGTTTACGAAAGTTTCGCAATAGCGATTTACTTCCCTAGAAAGAGTCTCAACGGGATACATTCTTCCATTGCGATTTTTGATTCCGCCTTGGAGAAATACACCTTCGATATGTAGGGTCTTGTTAGATCCCTTGCCCTCAGTAATGATTTTTACCTGAGAGATTTCTTCCGTAATGAGTTTCATTGTATAACTCGTTGTATTCCTATACTTTATATTTATTATTTTTATAAAGTGTTAGAAATCACTCCTCAGATTCTGCCTCTATTTCCTGCTCTGGTTCGTTAAAAACAGTATCAGCAACAGAAGGTCTTAGTGCTTCGATTCTTTCTGATGCTTTTGCATAAAGTGCATCTTTGATACGGTCTTGAATATCAGACGCGGATGCATCAGTTGCAATCAAATCAACAATATCTTCCATGAATTTAAGTGAATGCTTGGATTATTTATAGCTCTGCTTTTTTGGTATCTTTCTGATACTGAGCATCAACTGCTTGTGCTTCTACTTCAAGATCTGGTTCTTCTGGAACCGCACCTAGATCTCCAACCTCACCTTCTTGGGGTAAAGGTTCTCCAGTGACTGGATCAATTGTAGATGGATCAGGAATAATACCTTTTTGAATTTCATCTTCAATCTGCTCGTCAATCTCAATGATTTCGCGATCAGTTTGACGAAGAACTCTTCTACGAACATATTCGGTAGAGTAGTACTTACCAATATATGGTTCGATAGTTGCGAGCATATTGAGTCTTCCTTCCATGAGTTCAGACTCTTTTAGTTCTGCAAATTGATTATCATAAATGAAGTCATATTGAATATGATCTTCCATTGATGACCAATCTTCAGGAGTAATGATATTCTTCAGAATTAACTGAGTTCTGAGCATATCATTAAACATATTTGCAAAACGCTTTCTCAAGCGTCCTACAAACTTGGCAAATTTGAGTTCATCACGAAGAATTTCTGAAGAACGACCAAGATTGAATCCACCATCAGCAGCGATTCTGGATTCAGGAACACCTAGTGCTCTATAGAGTTTTTTCTGGAAATATTCGATATCTGAGAGTTCTCCCAGATTCTGACCGCCAGGTAGGGTAGTGATCTCAGTACCACGACCGCCTTCTCTTCTGGGCAACCAGAAATCTTCCATCATAGACATAAATTTACGATCATCGCGAACTTCGCCAGTGCTCGCATCGTAAACTAGTTTATTTCTGTAGCGAGACATTACCTCTTTGAGGTATTGTTCTGCTTTTACTTTAGGTAGATTACCAACATCAATATAGAAAATACGACGCTCTGGTGCTCTTGATAGGCGATAGATGACCAAAGAATCTTCAATCATACGAAGTTGATTGAGAGCCTTGATTGCTTTGTGTAGATAAGAAAGAACTCTATTCTTATTTCTATCAACCAAACCAGAAGTACACATGGTGATAGAATCTTTGGCGATTCTAATGGAATTCTTACCGCCCATTTGACCACCCATGTTAGTTGGATGACTTACTTTGGGAGTATAGATGTAATATTCATCAAACTCAGGATTAGGCACGGGATCTTGCTGACTTCTGAGTCTAATCGCTGGATCACCATTACCTGGTCTTTTCTTTTCTTGACGGATATATTTAATTTTTAATGGGTCAATATATCTTAAATCTTGAATCCCATCTTGGGGATTCTTTACATCGATTACTTTTAAGTAGAAAACTCTACCATCAATATACCAATTCCTAAAGATTTCGTGGGATTTCTTATCGAAATCCATAAGTTCTTTGAGGTATTTGAACTCCTCTCTGATCTTTTTCTTTAAACCAGCACTTACATCAAGGTTTGATAATTCAATTTCAACTGGAGAATCGTATAGATCACTAACGATTGCTTCATTCACAACATCTTCAATAGCACCATCACACTCAGGGTGAAGTGCCATTTCGCGATATCTTTTAATTAGATCATATTCTGAACGATATGCCCCTTCAATATCTACATATTGACCATAAAAACCACTACTAATAAAATTGTCAACCCCGTCCTCATTATTCTTGGGAACGGGGGAGACAATAGTAGTGGATTTCTTTTGGGTATCTTCAATAGAAAAACCAAAAAGTTTTGCCATAGTATAATTTAAGCGTTCTGGTTATTCTTTATTTAGTTAATGTCTTCACCGCCTGCATTGGCACCAGTACCCTTAATCGCTTCCCAATATTGAACTTGGAGTTCAACTGTGAATTCTTGAATACCTTGAGCATCATAAGAAAGTTCAATAGGTCCAACCTGAGTTGGGAAAGTATCATAGAAACGATAGGATCTTAGAGTAGAACCATCGCGATCAAGTTGATAAACATAAGCATCTGCTTGATAATCAGCTGGGTTAGTAAGACCAGTGTTATCGGATAGTCTATTGATAGTGTTAGACCATCTTTCAAACGCGGAGCGGATTGCAAAGTCTGTATCGTTGATAACGGTAACAGTCCAGGAATCGAATGTTCTGTCTCCAGCAATCTTTAGTACCCTTCCACGGAAAGGAACTTCAATCTGTGCAACATTAGATGCAGGTAGATTGGCACCCTTAACTAAGAATCTTGCTTTATCTAATACAGCAGAATCTGGTTGGGCGAGATCTGGGAAGTTTAGAACGACTTCAAAGAGGTTGGCGCGAGCGCCACCACCCGTTAACTTACTCTTGAAGTCGGATATCGTTCTTAGTGGGGGTGGATTGACTTGATTTCTAGCCATGGTAGGAAATTAAACCTCTGTACTTTATTTAAAATGATCAAACTGAACCGATAACTTCTTCAAAGGCAACGCCAGTTCTAGTAGCAACAAAGGTAAGACCGATGAAGTTGATAGATCTTGCGGGTTTGATGAAGATGTCAGCAACGAACTCATTAGCATCAATAACAGCTGCAGTGTTGTTTGTTTCATCACAAACAACTACGAAGTCAAAGATGCCTCGCTTGGATTGAACATCACGGAGGAATGGTTCAATGATGTTTACGAAATTAGTTCTCGTAAGTTCATCGTTGAACTCGAAGAGTTGATCTTTAGCAGCGGCGGAGATTGCATCTTCAAGGAAGATGAACAATCTACGAACATTGATACGATCAAAGGCAGATGCCTTAGCGAAAGAGGTCTTATCACCGAATAGAATGATACCAGCACCAGGAGATTGGATAACTGGGTTGATTCTGTTAGAATACAGAATATCTCTTTGCTTCTTACCTGGGTTGTAAACCAGTTTAACTGCATTTAGAATCGCACCTCTTGAAGTTCCAGCAGGAGAGAACCAGGGGAACTGCTCAAGGTCGGTTCTAGCACAGGTTCCAGCAATGTCACCATTTAGTGGAACATAGCGGAAAGTGTTGTTAAAGCGGTCGAACATGTACTTATAACCGCTATCAAATACACCATAAGTTGAAGATGTGAGAGGACTGTAGAATCCAACCACATTATCAGTCATGGTATCGATGTTGTTAACAGTTACGCTACCAACAGCAGAATCATTCAAGAATGCTTGTCTGTAAGGTGAGATGAATGCTACTGCATCCTTTCTTGCCTCAGCAACTGCAATAACTTTAGCACCGAGTTGTTGTGCTTGCTCTTTTGGATAATTTGCAGAACCCATTAAGATGAAATCAACTTCAGTCTCTTCAGTGTTCTCGAAGAGAGTGTATCCAGTTAGAATGTCATCTAAACCAGGATTAAATGCACCACTCTTAGTAGATGCTAATCCAGAAGCATCATCAACTCTGCCGCCATATAGTGTACCACCAGCGAGAGAGGCAACAAAATTACCCGAACCAGCGAATGAAACACCAGAAACTGGTTGATCCCATCCAGCATCAGTGGTAAGTGAATAAACACTTGTATTATCATAATCAATTGCTTGAGCACCTGTAGGGGCACTACCACCGAAGATATATCTTGAATTAACTTCTAGATACTTTCTCCAGTATTGTGGGGAACCAACAGAAAATTCTGCATCAGTACCTTTAGATAGGGATAAATGCTTTTCTAGGATAGTTCCTGCATTTCCAGTAACTTTTCCGTCATCGTCGATTAGTACAACATGCACTTCGTCGAATCTTCCGCCTCTTGCAGCAGCAAAAGTAGAAGTTCCAGGTGCATTTGCTAACTGATCCCACTCTAACTTTCCTTCGGTTAACTGAATGTCTTGGGAAGAGAACCAATCAGTAGCATTGGTGTAACTGGCAGTGGTTGTCCATGCTGCACTTTGTCCTGCAGTATGAATAGCAACATTAGATCCAGAGTTGGGGAATCTAAGTTGACCAGATGCCTGATAGTCTTCGTTGTTTACAACACCAGCAGCGGAGATGTGATGTACAAACTTAACTGAAACAGATCCTTCTCCAACTTCGGAGATAACGCCGCAGAAGGTTCCGTCTAGATCAGTTTTGCTACCATCAGCACCGATTTTGTAAGTTCCTGCAGGAACAGCAACCTTTAAGGTATCACCAAGTGAAACACCAGTGGTGGTAATACCAGAAAGAATTTGGTCTGCTCTGCCGTCAATGATTGCAACTTTGATGCCATTTGCCCAAGTTCCAGGGTTCTTAGCAGCAACAGTTACATTAGGAATGACATTTTCAACATAACCTAGTTGGTTATAGTGCTCACCACCATTGATTCTAATGCTAGTGGCAGTTCCTACGAATGCATTGACTAAAGATTGATCTCCAGCACGGACAACCTCTAGTGTTCCGCCGTAAGCAAGGAAGGAGGATGCTACCATCCAATGCTCATAGTGCTTATCAGCAGAGTAGGGTTGACCAAATGTTTGTAGTAGGTCATCTTCACTCTCAATGAGTTGTGGCTCATTAACAGGACCTTTCGCAAACGGTGCTACTAGAGCGCCAATAGATCCACTCGTCGGATCTACTCTCCCAACCGTTAAGTCAACTTCTCTAATTACAATTCCAGGAGATGCTAAATTAAGTGGCATCTTTTTGTTCTCCGAATCTCAGATTATTCTGAAATTATTTATTAAAACCACCCTTTACATGTAGTCCCACATGTATGATTTGTCCCCATATTCATCCAAATGCCATACATCACCATCTTTATCAGTAAATGATCCATTATCTAGACCATCGTTTATAAAACCAAATGGTGCCATATCTTGTTCTATTTGATCTCTCTGTTCTTCATATATTCTCTTTCTGACATCTTGGTCAGACATTTCTTTAAAATAATCCTGGCATACTAACCAAGCAAAAATAACAAGGCACATTGCCAAGTCATCATTACAACCATCTTCCGCTTCAAATGAGTTTGCTTTCTGTGCAAAAGTAGTTAATTCTGAAATTATTTCATAATCACATGTAAGTAACTTATCATCTTCCAGTAAAGTTTTTAGATTGGAACAACCCAACTTTTTGACTGCAGCAGTCATTCTTACACCAAGTTGTGTTTTCTTTCCTGAGAAACCTTGACCAACAATTTGACCATTACGACCTCTCATCGACGCCATCAACAAGTTCTCATATTCCAAATCATATTGAAGAATACTAGCAACTTGATCACCAATATCATTTACCTCAATAAGAAGGTATGCATTATTGTATGCCTTTGCCATATCCAAAATAATATTTGGAAATAGCATGGGTTTGATTTCATTATTCCTATACTTTGCGACTATATTATATGGGAACTCTGTTGTGTCAAAAACAACAAATGCAGAGTAATCGTTCCCAAGACCACGCGCCACATCAACTGTTATGATATAGTTGTGATCTTTTATTGGTTCAAGATAAATGTCTAATCCAGCATTCCTAGTTCTAGGTGAATCATAAACAAGATTTCTAAGTTTTGCTGGATTAATTAGAGTATTGACTGATCCTAAGAATTCACACTCAAACTCAATTTTAAACTGTTGTTCTGAAGTGTTAGCAATAGTTTGCTCTTTCCACTCTTCATCTCTTCCTGGTACTTCGGACCAGTGGACATCTGTTGGTACATATTCACTTTTACCTTTCTCCGCATCATGCCACATGCGGTAGAAATGATTCATACCCCTAGGGGTAGAAACAATAATTACTTTTGTGCTTTGTCCAGACGTAATAGTAGGATAAACAGAGGCAAAGAAGTCATCAGCAATGTGATTCGGGATGAACGCGAACTCGTCAAGAAAGATGACATTATAGGAGCCACCTCGGACAGCAGATGAAGATGTAGAGTTTGCTGAAATTTTACTCCCATTTTCTAATTCAAGAGATCCTTTGTTCCAAGATATAATACCTTGTTGCATCCACTTTGGCAAGTTTTCGTATGCAAGCTGTAACCTACCTAAAAGATCACGGGCAGTAGATGCTTTGTTTGCTAGGACTGCGATGTTAACATTATCGTTAAAAACAGCGTAGTGAAGAAGATATGATATACAAGTAGTTGACTTACCAGTCTGGCGAGGCATCTTGCATATATTAAATCTATTATCATGGAAATTCCTGATTAAGCGTTCTTGGAACTCATACATGTTGAAGGGTACTAGACCCTCATCAAGTGAAACGATTTTAATATACTTACGGGCAAAGTAAACAGGATCATCCTTACACTTCAAGAATTCAAGGACATTCTCCTTTGTAAATTCAATCTGTGTGTTTGCTTTTTTTAGATTAGGATTACCGAGATATACTTCACCCATAATATTTTCAAATAGATTTTAATACTGTTTTACCGATAGCAGATAAGATATACGAATCTTTCATTGCGAGTTTTGTTGCAATCGCCCACTTGACATTTTTGTCTCCGTAGCGATCTTTCATGTCTTTATCACTGATTGCATCAGCGATTTCATCGCGTTTCTTTTTCTGCTTTTTTGTCATACTCATTTTTTGCAGTCACCTTCAAGGCACTTGCAGGGGTCGCAACCACAAACGGGACAAGAAGTTCTTTTCTTTTTCATTGGATTCTACTCAGGGTTGTTGTTATTATTTAGAATCCCCTCTTTAAGCATCTTTGATAATTCTGATGTTGATCCTACAAACAATGCATTGTTAGTAACAGTGTTTGGACCCTTCTTAGTATTGTCCTCATCTAAATCTTTCAGTTTTTTCTGAAGATCTGCTAGTTTATCAGTTGTATCTGCAACTGATTTAATTAATTGACCAGCAACTTCATATGCTCTTGGACTTGCACTTTCTCCAGCAAGTTCCATGATTCCATTGATTGCTTCTTGCCCTTTTTCAATTAATGAATATAATTGACCTCTAGTATAACGATAATCTTTTTCAATATCTTCCGAAATATTTACTGGAGGTAACTCCTTCTTTTTAATAGGTGCAGGTTTTACTGGCTGCACCTCTATTTCAGCAGGTACTGTATTAAAAGTATCATTCAACTCATCATAATTATCTTTCATAATCAGCAGTTCCAGGCTCTAAGTGACTTGTTAATTCTGCTATCTGGATCGTTAGCAGTTTTCTTAGAAGTCAACTTTTTCTTCATACCTTTCATTCTCGCGCAAAAAGACGCTCTACGCTTGTTCCCAACTTTCTTTGAAGGTCTCTTAAGATCGCTTCCTGGATTCTCACGCTCGTAGCTCTTTCTTCCTTTTTCGTTGAGTCCACCATCTGGATCCTTTCCAGATTTCTTTGTCCAAGCAGATCCTTCCTGTACATATTCTAATTCATCCCTCCAAGAGTAGCTATTTTTCATTAACTTTTTATTTATCCCACTACCTGGCATCATTTTAACGTTCTTAATATATTCTGCAGGATTTAAATCCTTAGAACTCACTTTCTTTTGAAGTTTTTTATCAACTTCTTTTTCGGTAGCCATTTCGCCAAGTTCATAACCCTCTTTCTTGGTCTTGTTACCCCAGTTCTTAGCACCAACTTTACGGCACTTAACTAGAGCACCAGATGCATATGCACTTGGCCAAACAGAATAACGGGATTTGACTTTATGATAACATGCATCTTTTTCACCAGCAGCCTCATCAAACTGCTCCTCAGTCATTAATTCACCTTCTGGTTCATAACCAGCCATTTGAGTAGTTGATTTTGATTTTACTCTTGGCAATTCTGGACCAATCCAAGGAGGCAAGAAAATACCTTCTTTCTTACTTTTCTGTCTTGAGTCTCTCATACGCTCATTATAACTCTTAGGGATCATAGGATCTGTATTGGGTGATGTTTCATATTTTTCATCAACCAGTTCACCTTGTGGTTCAAAAGAGTTTTTTTGAGTTGATACAAGCGGTTTGCGTGGTTCAACAGTGGTTGACTTCAGTGCTTTAGGATTTAATTTTTTCAGAAAATCTCCTACACGGTCTTTAATTCCTCTCAAAATTTTATCGCCAACTGGTTCTTTACCAGTAGCAGTCATTTTTACAGTTGTGCCTTTTGGAGCAGCATCTGCCCTCATTTCTGCATTATATTCTAAGATATCTACTTTGATTTCTTCATCAAGAATGGTCATAAGATGCAGTGCAACATCTTCGGACAAATTGTGCTCATTCATCAAATGACCTTTGACGATATCAAAGAGGTCTGAAGATTCGCCAGTCATCATTCTTCTGTCAACATTCTGTTGACTGAAATCCCAGTCCTTTGGAGGACCCTTGATAATTCTATTCAAGGTGCCCATTCTTCTTTTCTGCTGTTTCTTTACAGCAGCTGAGTTATCAATATAGTCACCTATTTGATACTGTCCAGGTGGGTTAGGATCATCCGCATGTCGAACTCCTTTTGGAGGTGCTTCTTGAAGATCTCCACCTTCCATCTCATAATCTTGATTCATCAATTCTTTAATTCTTTCATTCCTCTTTCTAATTCCAGAGGTTACACCTTGAATTGTTGGTTTACCAATCGCTTTATCGTTTTGAGTTTCTGCTGCCTTCTTTGCTTTATTGATAAGATATGCAGCTCCACCAATAGCAGCACCTGCAGCAAGGGCACCAGTAACTAGACCTTCCTGGGCAACTTCTTCTGCTTTTACGCATCTATTATAAGTTTTGCCAAATAACTTTTGGGTTCCTACTTTCTTATAACCCTTCCAACACTTTTTCTTCTCATCTAAGAGTCTTCTAAAGAGAGATGTTGTAGTTTCTTCAGTCGCCACGTTGATTGCTTTCCCTTTACGATTTGGATTTGGATCCTTAGCATTTTTGCGTCTAAACGCTTTCTGCTCTTCTTTTTTATTTAGATTCCTCTTCATCTTGCTGGAACCACACTTAGGTTTAGTCTTCTGACCAGGTTGCCTAGCACATGGTTTTCCTGCATACTTTCCACCTAATTGAACCCATCCTGGAGTTCCATCAGATGATTTACTCTTACCAAACCAGTCTCTTAGTGAGTTGTCGCCAGATTTATTTGCCATCAAATATCCTCTTTTCTAGTTGGGCTGTAATCTTTAGAATCGCCAAAGAATGTTCTTTCCTCAGTAAATCCAAAATCATCACCTGCTGGGATCAATGGATTATCATACTGATCGATTACATCATCTTCATTGTAATCTTTTTTCGCCGTTGCTTCTACAGTGTAACGCTGCATACGCTTAGCGGTCTTAACATTAGTATCGCTATAGTAATCAACTTGAACCTTACGGATGAGACCGTCAGTGCTATCTGCGATAGGACCGAACATGTAAGTCTTTGCTGTAAAGTTTAGAGTGTAGATTAACGCTCTTCTTGTTTCAAAATTTCCTTCATAATCATCTTGGAAAGTAATACTATCCAAAACCATAGGAACATCTCTTTTTTCACCAATCTCATCAACTAAATCAATAGTCAATGTAAATCCAGGTTGGAAAAATGGTAAAACTTGCTCCAGAATTTGTAAGGAGTCATCCTGTAGTTTAGTTAGGATATTTAACTCAAAACCTAAATTATATGGTACTGGCATGAAAACTTTTTTAAGTTTTTTATCATCAAGAGCCTTAAAGGTTTGAGAAATGCCAGATTTTCTTGCAGAATCATATTGAATGTTATTCATTTCAAATGACATTCTTGGTAGAGTAATAGCAATTGCTTTATTTAATTCTGCTTGTTGCTCAAGTCTTGCAAGAAATTTTTGTTTAGGTCCATATGAAATGGGGACTTTGATATCACTAATATCTTTTCCAGTCGCATCTTGATGGCGGACATGAATATCATTAAAGAGAGTACCGAAAGCAATAACGGTCTTTCTTATGATTTGGTGATAATAGTATTGTCCTAACATCAGTAATTGCCAAAAGGATTTGATTCAGTGAAATCTAGAATTAGGTCCGCTTGGGACTCAAATATGTCACTATCATTATATTTATCTTCTCTATCTTCAGAATCATATTCTTGAATAGAGTATCTAGCGCCAGAAGTCTTACCTACAATATGTTCACCTGGGAAGAATCCAGCAACAGTAGAGCCAATACCTACATTTGAAATCTGAAGAATGTTAGTATCTTCATCCCAATTCTTAACTCTTGCTTGTGCAAAAGATCTCTCACCTTCAATAACCTCATTGAACAAGAATGTTCCAATTCCTGATAATCCTGGTGGATCTGCAATTGTTACTACTGGAGTGGAACTATATCCTCTTCCTGGATTCTTAACATATACTGCCTTGACAACATCATCAGAACCCGCTCTTCCAACAGAAGCAATACCAACTGCAGTCGTTCCTGCGCCTGGTTGACCAACTTGAATTGTAGGAACAGTAGAATATCCAACACCACCATCAGTAACATTGATCCTCACTACACCAGTGAAAACAGTTTCAATAGAACAAGTTGCAGCAGCACCGATACCACCTCCACCAGAGATTGTCATAGTTGGAGCAACTGTGTATCCAGAACCAGCGTTTATTAGTAATATTTCTTTGAGAGATGTTATATTTCCTACTGTCGTTATAATACCAACTGCTCTAGCAGGATCATTTGCGGGAGAGTCTGTAAAAGTAATATCGGGTGCTGAAGTATAATTATATCCATCATTATTCAAGAATATTTCGTTAACATAACCAACACCAAGAGCTGCTGTTGCTGTTGCAGTTCTTCCAACTCCAACTAGTTGCAATGTACTAATATATCCTTCATCTTGTACTTGAGTATCAATTTCATGGATAGTAGTATCAATGACTTCATCTTCATATTCAAAGAGTTCACACTTTAATTGATAAACATAATTTTTACCTAATTGATAAAATGGGTCTTCATGCTCTACAAATTTAATTTCAAATAATCTTTGTCCTAGTGGGAAATATACCAAATCACCCTCTCTAGGGCGGGTTGCAGTTGGCATAATACTATTTTCAGTTCCATCATCTAAACCTGCCATAAATGGCGCAATAAAATCTTCAAATCTTTCTTTTGAAACAGTAAGAGTTACTTCATCTCTTAAACTAATACCAAACTTAGACATGATGTCACCTTGACCACTATATCCCTCATATGTGTTGAGATATGCTTCAATAGCAAAGTTATCATCAAATTTAGAAGATTGAACTTCCTCTATGATAGTTTTCTTATTTACAAATTTTCTAGGAATATATGTTACTTCGACACCATGAATGCTTAGGTGTTCATTTATCAAATCCTGAACCAATCTCTGTTCAGATCTAGTACCCTGTAAGAAAAATGGATTGAGTGCCATAATTTATCAACCAATAAAATCGTAGGGTGGTAATTCGTATTCGGATGCCATCTTCTGCTCTAAAGCATCCAACTCTCTTACAGCATCATCATAAATTTCTCTACCATTTAATTCAAGACCTCCAGGTAACTTAACACCACGGAACTTGATCAAGTTGGAACCCCACTGTTTTTTAATCAATGATGTCAAATATTTCTTGATAAATGGATCATTATATACTTGGGTAAATGCCGTTGGATCTAATGCCCTATAACAATCCAAGACAATAAAATCACCTACTTGCTGGGATCCCCAGTCAATATCCATGTACAATCTATCTTGCTTTTTGTTGAATCTAACTTGCTTATCAGTAGTCAATAAGTGATCAATATCCTCAAGATATGTCTTGACCATTGAATACTGAAGTAATTCAACTGAATTGAAGTAATATAAGTCGTTTAAGAACAACTGATATTTGATACTAAACATTCCACCAGAGATAGAACTCGTATCAAACTTAAAAATTTTCTCAATACCAATTACAGAATCTGGTACTTGTAAAAAGTTTGAACTTTCATACCAATTATTTGTTATTGTTGTTCCAATACCTGGAACAGAAGTCGCAGTTGCAGTAGTAGTTACAATACCTACACCATCAGTTCCTTTCGCTGCTCCTCTATCAATATCCTCTTGAGTAATCTTATACTTGAGGTACATTCTCTCAACACCATCAAAGTGGCGTTCATTAAATAATTGGATAGCATCATCCACTAGATCATCAATTTGATCTTCATCAACATTGATTTCTAAAACAGGAGCACCCAGCTTCCTTAAGCAATAATCAATAAGTTGTTGTCTACTCGCTGGTTTTGCCATCTTTATTGGGTGCTAGTTTTCTTTGTCTTTCTTAAAGATTCAACTTCCTCTTGCAAATTGGCAATTTCTTGTTGAAGATTCATTTTTTCTTCTTCAAAATCTTGCCTTAATGTAGTCAGTTTCGCTTCATAAAGAACATTTTGATTTAATGCCGCCGCTAGTTTATTATTGTATAAACTAATCAGGACATTTACATCAACATCACCATTATTTTGTTGCATTGTTTTAAGATCAGAAAGTTCCGCCGTCTAGAGTTGAAGTCCAATGAGGCTTATTAGTATATATCACAGAAATTGTAGAGGGGATCACGCCAAGATCTGCAATGGCACCATTATCACCTTCTTTTCTGATGTTGTAGGTATTAGTAAATGTACCTTCAACACCGATTAGAGGAATAACGGTTCCAGAAACAGGAGATTCGACAACACCATAAGCACCGCTAGTATCCTGTCTTACAATATCACCAGTGGTTAGAGTGACAGAACTAGGTAGTGAGAGAGTATTTTTAGTAATAGCAGTTAGAACCTGCTTGGAAGAGATTACTGGAGCTGCTGGATTATTGGTAGAAGTCTGTAAACCTTGCTCATCAAAATAAACAGCACCATGAGGTTCGTAATCAGCAGTCTGATAGTAGATACCTTTGATATCTAAGAAACCTCTGGTTCCAGTTATAGTACTACTTGCTACACTTCCATCGGGAACATAGGTCCAAGAACCTGCAGGAGCGTTGCTAGCGTTATTAGAGTCAGTATCTACATAACCAAAGAAACCAGTCTTCTGATTGTCAGTACCAATGCCAACATTATAGTTGAATGCAATACCACGATCAGTATTGGTGTCGTAGGCGTGAGTAATAGTTAAGGTTGATGTGGTGACAATACCTGCGGTGGTTTGTCCCTCAACAGTAATAATCTTACTACCAACATCCATGCTGGTAACAGTGGTTAATCCTGAATTTGGTAGAGCAGAATTACCACTAACAATATCACCAGTATTAATACCAACTACAGAATCAACAGTAATTGTGCTAACACCAGAAGCAACCGCTGCCATGACGGTTCTTTCACTGGTAACATCACCAATCGTGAAGATGGGATCATTTACCGTAACATTCGTTGAGTTGACTGAGGTCGTAGTACCGTCAACTTGAAGGTTACCTTTAATAATTACATCACCCTGATTGCTTAGACCATCGGGGAATGGGTCAATGAATAACTTATTTCCACTACCACTAACAGATGAAATGATATTATCTTCAATCTTAATTTTGCCAAAGATTGATTCAGTAGATACGTTCAACGGAGTGTTGAACATTACCTGAGCGCCAGAGAAGATTAACCTATTGGTATCATTCTCATCATACTCAATTTTAGCATCTTTATCATCACCAAAGGTTAGAAAAGTATCGTCGGGAATGAGAACTTCCCCAGATCCAGCTGGATCTAAGATGATATCACCATCGGTATCAGTTGATGAAATGGTATTAGAATCTAATCTTAGATTATCTACATTCCACTGATCAATCTTGAGCGATTGCTGTCCCAGAGCAGTATTGTCAGCTGGTGCTAGAACTGCAACAACACCATTATCGGAATTTCTGTTGTTTTGTACACCAGCAATTACACCTGGTGTGTGCTCCATCATGGAGGTATAGTAGTGTCCGCCTACAGGGAACACATTACTACCATCGTCTCCGATGAAAACTCTATCTTTATACTGGTTTAGACCACCGTAACTGCCAATGCCAGTTACATAACCCATTTCACCCCAGTTTAGACTGGCGGGTTTGTTAGTACCAGAGGATCTTTTAATCCTGATAATACTTGCCATTTCAGAAATTTCCTCCGTTAATGTCTAAATTCTGTGTCGCGCCAGGCGTGAGGGTAAGTGTCGCATCCCATTTTTGGGTTGCCGCATTGTAAACTAAAACCATCCCATTGAGCAAATTCGATGCATTAACATCGCTTAATTCGGCTAAGGACAAACCTTGAGCACCAGCAAGCGATGAAATAACTTTTACTGCGTTTTGTTGCCCAACTCTGACCTTAATATCTGCCATTTATAAAAAGCAATTCAAGAATCTATCTATTATTTATAGTTTGTGATTAACCAACTGTTGAAGTAAAGATTTAATCTCATCGATATCTTTCCTCATTTCATCTAGTTCGGCTCTTTCGTCCAATTTTTTGTTCCTTCTGGATACATATGCTGAGTATCCAGAAGTATTGGTATCTAAAATAGCACCTGTTTTTGGATCTCGAAACAGGTCTTTGTGTCCATTAACTGGTATCATGCTAGTGAAATCGCTCTAAAGTCCTTAAGTCTAACGGGAACACATTCATTAGTAGATGACATTACAACTTTGATAGTAAATCCATCAAATGGTTCTAAATTATCTACAGTGAATTGATATTCTGAGAAATCATCTGCACCATTCTTACTAACAAGAGCATCTGCAGATCCATCGTTCATTGCGGGATCAATGATCTGATCACCAAATCCGTCACCATCAGTATCTAGTAGATTCTTATGACCTGGGAATAATCTATAAGTTGAAGAAACTTCACTAGAACTTGAGGAGAACAATCTGTAATAAACTCTAAAGTCAGCTTCAGATTGTACATTTGCACCAAGTAAAACTTTGAGTGAAGTTGCTGGTTGACTTAGATTTACCTGATTTGTGACAAAGATAGATCCGTGGGGATCATTATCAATTCTGGTAGATCTAGTATCAGTAACATAATTATCAACAGGTGCATTAATTTTACTTCTACCCATAACAAAAGTTGCATTCTTAACATCAAGAACAGGTGAGAGATTCTTATCAGTAGAAGTCATGTCAACTTTCAATGCAAGTGACTTGTTCTTAGGCATACCATCAAGGCGCTGTGCCTCATTATCAACAGATGCAACCATTCTTGGAGTTGGGAAGAAGGTCGTTTCATTTAGAATAGTTGGTTCAAATCCTTGATCTTGGAAAGAAATTTCATTTCCACCAGCACTTGTTCCACTAATAGTTCTGATTGAAGCAGATGCAAATGTACCAGAACCTGGTGTGATGACATTAAATTGTGGAGATAAAGATCTAAACTGATGATTTTGTGAAATGTGTGCCTCATTTCCACCTACTGCTTTTTCGCTTTGGAAGCAAAGTAAGGCAGGATTATCAGCAACATTATCAGATCTTGGACCAGTTCCTCTATCAATCTCAATAAAGTAATTATCAATATTTGATTCATTTCTTAGAGTAGTATTAACTGGCAACTCAGTTACAGTGTTAATACCTGCCAAGGGGAAACCATTTAATTGATAAGATTGAATATTTGCTCCAGTGGAGTGAGAAGAAGCGGATGTTCCTTCTAGTCCTCTGCCAGAGATGGAAAGTGTACCAGAACCAACAATATAAGAAACAACTTCACTTCCAATTAGTGCTTCTCCGCGATCAGTACTAACACCTGCAAAATTTACAAATGGTGAAGTACTCGCCACAGATACAGTAGTTCCACTAACGGCGAGATCACCAGTAATTTGAGTTGCTACAGAATCTGGTTTAATGTTATTGATTCTAACCAAGTTATTTGGTGCATGGTGTGCATGATTTGGTTGAATAATTTCAATTACATTACCAGTGTAGAGATCACCTAGAACTTCAGAATCAGTAATGTCAACAGTTGCAGCACCACTTGCTGTCTGTCTTATATCATTATTTACTCCATAATGAATAATTGGTTGTCCTGCCTTAAATGTAGCACCTTGAACATCTGTCAAGTAGATAGTATCCAAAGTACTTGAAATACTATTCACAGCAAATTTGGCACCAGCACCTCTTTTTAAGATATTAGTTGAATTGTCAATAATGATTTCATCACCAACTACATATCTACTACCAGTAGTAATAGATCCGATATTAATAATTTTACCTGAAGCATCTCTTGTGAGAGTTGCGGTTGCTCCAGATCCATCACCATTACTTGATTTTAGAGGAACAGCAGTAGCAACAAAGTTTCCACCAGAAGCAGTTTCATTTGCAAATTGATATCCAGTACCACCAGATACAATCTTAGGTTGTTCATTAGTATCAATAGATCCTGCAACCTGTTCTACAATACCAGTTACACTTCCATCTTCAGGATCATCTGGGTGTCCAGTACTGACTTTTCTTCCAACAGGTGCATCACTAATAGAAAGGTTAGAAACCTTAACTTTTAGTTTTCTGGGAAGAGTTCTAATTGGATTATCAGCAAGTCTTTGGACATTCTCACTGCCACCTTCAACTGGGCTGTTATAGAATGTTACAGTACCACTCCTCTCAAACTCTGCTTGATATAGTTGGAATGTTAAATCTTGGTACTGGCTAGCAGTCCAGATCGTACCATTTTGTGATTTAAATAGTGAACCACCAGTATACTGCTTAGTATGGAGGACAGCCTCAGCATCAGGTAGATTTTTAGTTAGAACAGTTTTCTCACCCATTGTGGAACACCACATCTCATATAAATCGGATGCTGGGCATAAGAATACAACTGCATATTCCTTTCCACCTTCTAAGAAGATTGGTGATGGGAATTTAACATTTGTTGCAACAGAAGCATCTTCAGAGGTTACAATATCATCGGGATTTAAGAAAGTTTGTGCATAATCCTGTACTAGGAAGTTAGTTGGAGTTCCTAGTTCAACATCTCTAATTTCAACAAAGACCTTTTGACTAGGATCTTTAGTTCCAAAGTAGACATCAATTGATGTCAGGAACATACCAGTTTCACCAACTCTAAAAGATTGTGCTAAAGGATCTCTATAAGGTGCTTCAATTCTTTCAGTCTTAGATTCAACATTTACTGAAACACTAGTAGTAACTTCATTTGGTCTTGCAGCTGGTGGGGGTGGATTTCTAACTCCAACAGTGCTGGTTTCTTGTTCTAGAATAGTACCTGTTGCAGTGTAAGTAGCAGTTGCATCGGAAGCAAGTGCAGTACTACCAGGAAGAACTTTAGTTCCTGCAGGTGCTGCAGTTACTTTGAAAGTCTTAGTACCAGCATAGAATAGAACTGGTGGTTGTGGATTTTGATTAGCATCTCTCAAGAAGAAAGTACCTAAGATATCTCCCCAGTTATCTGATATTAGATCAACATTAGAAACCGTTGCACAAGCACCACTTTGCTCACCAACAATCTTTGCACCCTTGACTACATAACCAGAGTAAGATTCATCATTTGCTAGAGCAATAATATCAATATTCAACAACTTAGAAGTAGATGAATAGTTAAATGAAGGTGCTGGTCTATCTCTATCAAAGGGATCTACTTGATACTTTTCAGCACTACCATTTGCTTGTCCAATAGGAACTGCTTCTGGACTAGTATCATGATACTTATGAGCAGGTGCTTGTAGTTTTGCTCTAGCGATTCTTCTACCTGTGGTTGCATCAAGAACTTGAATTGGTTCTCTATTACTAAAAGTACCAGAAACCATATTGATTTCAATCAATTTGGGGAAGAGATCGGGGATACCACTATCAAGATAAGCATAGTGCTTAGTTGCTGCTTTTAGACCATTTGCACTAAAGGCAACATTTCTAGAACGCATGAATGGATCAGTCTGACCACTTATCTTAACACTTTCTACATAATCAAATTCTCTGGTAGGTCCTTTAAGATTACTAGTGAATTCAGTTTCTACTCTTCTGGTAGTTGTAGTCGTTTTGGTTCTGGTTATGTCAGTATGATTTCCTCTAAAGACATCTTGATCAGCGATAACTTCTCTTTCAGATCTGTCTCTATCAACATCAACATTAGTCGTATCAGAAATAACATTAGAGCGTTCAACCCATTTTGCACCACTAGATTCTATTCTATAATCATTATGATAAATGGTTCTTACCCAGTTATCAGTTGGTGGATCTAGAACAACACTACCAGCAAAAACAAGAACATTGAATGGGTTAATATTTTCTACCCTAGTTGCTTGTAAGTTCTTGAGCTCACTCTTAACTTCTTTATACTTAAGAGTAATCAAGTCACCAGTTTTTTGGCAATTTGCATCAAGTAGTTTTAGGTTTGCATTAGTATCTGCAGTTTCAGTATCAATTGAAGGATCAAATGCTAAATCTGCCTTGATTGACCAAAAATCAACAGCACTAATTAACTCTTTGTTGACTACATCGACATCACATCTAGATCCTTCTGCTTGGTTGAAATCAATGAACTTCCTATCTTTGAAATCATTGGCAACAAATCCAGTTTTGAATCTATCTAATCCATCTGCATCAGTAATTTGCAGTGATTTAGTATCTAATTCGAGAGAAGATAGTGAAGTAAATGTTTCTAGATTGTCAATTCTTTTTTCAAGTTTTCCAATATCGCGCATTGTATAGCGGCGATTGTCATATAATCTAATATTTGGATCAAATACTGGATCATAAAGATATGGTGGAAGAGTGATTTCAGCAACCTCCATGCTATCACCAATCTCAGTTGGAGGAGCAGGATTTTCTGCAGAAACACCTTTGATTAGTTTTGCTTGTTCAAACTTATTGATAACAAGTTTATCGATTCTAGGTAGATAGAAACTTAGACCTAAGACTGAAGATTCTCCTGGGGCAACAACATATCTACTATCGGATTCAAATGTTCTTGAATCGAAGTGGAATGGTGATTTATCTACACCAGGAGCACCAGGAACATATTCCTTCACTCTTGGGCGGAAATCAATAATATCAGACGCTCTTGAACCACCTACTCTTGGAATATCTTTCGTGTATCTTTCCTTAGTATATGAATTGACAGTGAATACATCTCCAGTGGTTGTACTCTGAGTTACATAGTGGTCAAAAATAACTAGAAGTCTATTTGATGGGACCGCAGAACCTTCTTTTCTAATGATTCTGGAATAATCACAATATTGTTTTCTGTGACCCTTATCCAAATCATAGTTATTTGTTCTATCAGTAAAATTACCTGTGGTAATATTCTGCAGATTTGCTTTAATATTGGATTCTTTAAATTCAACAGATTCTCCCTTTTCAAATCTGTTTGCATTTAAATAAACAAATTCAATTTCAGTGCCACCAGATAGTCTATTGACAATCTGTCCAATTGCTCTACTATTTTTACCTACAATTTTCTCACCAACAACTGAATTTACATCTAGTGATAATCCAGAAACAAAAGTTAAACGATCTAGTGTGACTGCACCATTGTCTTTAGATTCATAAATTGCACGAACTTTAACAACATCTGGTACATTGAGTGAAATCTCTTTATCTTCAATTCTCAAACCATAATACTTACTAGTAGATAGACCAGAGTTTGTAGAGACACCAACAGTTCTAGTTACATCTACTTTTACACTTCTAGCATAATCTTTTGATCTGGATTTGAGACCAACTTTCTTTAGAGTGCAGTTAACAGTACAAGATTTGTTTATACCATCAAGTCCAGTGAATGCAATATCGTTACCACCATTGGTGATAATAACTTTATCTGCAGTTAGTGGTTCAATTGTACCATCAGTATAGTGAATTGAATATCTTTCAGCGTCAAATGGTTCAAAGAAAGCACTAGTAACTCCAACTTGAGCATCTAGTAATTCTTCAGTCCTAAAAGATAAAGTACCAGTAGCAGAAACAGTTTTATCTGTTAGTTGTTTGTTGATAACTAAATTGGAATTGGATAGATCAACAGATGCTACATTAGTTTTTGGTAGTAAGCTGTATAGACCAGAATTATTATAATTAATAATCTTGGGTACTTTTACTCTAAAGATACCAGATAGTTCAGCACCTGTAGATGGGAGATCACCAAGGTTGACATCCTGAACTCCAGGTACATCAACTACAGATAGAGTAACACCATCTTCAGAAATACCAGAAACTCTATGGAAAGTTTCTAATGAAGTGCCACCAGCTTTATCAGTATATCCAATAATTGAATCAGTAGTTAAACCAACACTAGCGCCAGAAAATCTTCTACGAGGTGAAGTAGCAGTAGTATTTCCTCCATTATTGGTGACATTAATGATGTCAGTTAGTGAGAAGTTTGGTAGAACTCTGTCATGCAGAACAGAGTCTGCACTAAATGCATTCAAACTTGAATTAAGTGAATTAGAATTCTGATAAACAGATTTGATTGAAGATACATCATATACACGAACTGATATTACAGATGCTTTTTCGGATTTTTCCTCTTCGTTAAAGATTAGTCGTTCACCTTGAATGAAAGTTCCAGTAGTCTGGGTAATATCAAGTTCATCTGGGTTTGGATTTGATGCAATATAACCAATTGCACCACTACTTAGACCTCTAACACGACTTCCTATGGGTGCAGAAATATTATTATACTTACTAACTGTTATATTTTGATATAGTTGAACATCATATAAATGTAAATCCCAAATAGTAGATTCGTTAGTATAAGAAGCGTCAGTTACACTAAATGAATATACACGCGCCTCACCAATCTTAGATCCTGAAGGACCATTGGTTGGATTACCAGTAGCTCCACCTTTTCTTTGACTGTACAGATCAATTGTATTTGCATTTACTCCGCCAATGTTGATCCAAGGAGTTCCTTGTACATTGTTTACTTGGAGCAAACTTCCCATTCTAAATGGGACTGACTTATTATCAACAGTTTTAGTATCTCTTGGTTTTTCAACATCTAAAACTTTATTTCCAGTAATATCAACACCAAATCCTCTCACATATGCTCTACCTGGAGAGAGTTTGATACACATAAGATCTTCACTGGGATCATTTCCCTGATCCGTCTTCTCATCTTCAGTGTATAAACCGTTAGATCCAATTAAATCGTTTAATGAGTTTTGAACTCTAACATTGAATGGGTTGATAGCATAGTTGCCAGATTCTTCATATGTTCTCTTAGCAAGATACTTGTCAATTTCACTATAGACAGAAGTATTCTGTAATTTCTTAATCTCACCATCTCTAACACGAACTAGCTCAATAAAGTTCGTATCTTCAAAATCCGAAAGAGGTCTCTTTGCGAGTTTTACTGAAATCTTAAATCTATCAGCACCAGGTGCTGCATAGTTAGTAAAACCTCTAGCGTTATCATTCAAATCTGGATCATCATTTGATGATACAATAGTTTCTGAAATTTCAAATCCAACCCTGTATGATGGTTTATTGGAATATGGTTCTAAGACAACCAAATCCTTAGTGACATCTACAAAGGTTCCTCTCATAAAATATACACCATTATCAACACCAACTGCAGAACCAATAGCAGTTGCTTCTTGTGCAAGAAGTGTTAATATAGTTTCTCCCTCATTAATTGTAGTGTTACCATAGGTAACATTTTCTTTGAGAACTATGATTTCATCATTAGGGAATTGTACGCTTTCACCGTCTTTTCCTGATGAAGTATACTTAAGGAAAATAGTGATATCATCAACACCCTCATCTGGTGGGAGGATATAATTTTTAATAGTTGCTTCAATTTGGGACCTTTGACCAACAATCTTGGTTCCCTTACCATTGTTATTATTAATTAATGCATCAAGATAAATCGTGACATCAATGCCGAGATGATCTGGATTTACCTTTGCGGAAAAATATGTACTATCATAAGTAACAGATCCTGGAATAACCATGGATCCTTCTTTAAAAATATGACTACCGAACGATTCTATTTGATTTTGAAGAATCGATTGTAAACCAGTTAGTTCTCTAGCTTGAACAGGGAACCCAGGTTTAAAAAGAACCTTATAAAAATTATCCGCCTTATCAAAATCATCGTAATAAGGACTTATATTTAAATTAGTCTTTTGTGGCATTTTTTAGAATTCCAGGATGATTTTAACGTCTTCTTTTTGGCGCTCATTACGAGCAATAATGGGTCTATTGTCAATGTAAACAATTTCCCCTGATCCTTTATTTATCTCATTATTTGATAACCCACCAGAGAATGATATTCCCAAATTAATCAATTTAGTTCCAGTTGGATTTGTAGTAATACCTGAGAAATTGGTATTAATAGTCGCAGTAAAACTGGATTGATCACCTTTGATACTACTTCCACTAGATTCAAACGCATAGATTCTACCAGCAGTTGAAATGCCAGCATAATCAGTTTGATCATTATTAGGTGTTGAGTAGTTTAGAGAACGATCTCTAAAATACTTCATCACCTTAGTTTCTTTATCATATGAAGCAACATAACCTTGAGCAATTCTGCCACTGGTTAATGTCTGAGTAATACGCTCACCAATTTTGGGGATGTTGGATCCCACAGAATCTTCTGTGAACATAAATGCTTCCAAGGAAGAGAAAGTAGGATCTACATAAGTGATTGCAGTACCAACTTTAGTTGGATTCTTCACAATACCAACTTGGGAAAATTTGGTATCAGAGGGGAAGTCTTTAGTAGAATCGTCAAATCTTGCATAAATTAGAACTCTATCAGTTCCCAATTCTTTGTAGATATCATGACCATGACCCAAACTAGGTGGGATAATTGGAACTAGTTTTGCTCTCAAGTGTGCAGGGTGCTGAGCATTTTGTAATGCACCAAGATCAACCATTGCATAACTATATCCTTGTCCACCAGAACTAACGATGACATTGATGATCTTTCCACCAACAATATCAACTCTAGCTTTACCCCCAGTTCCATCACCTATGATGTCAACTTCTTGACCTAATCCATCAGCATATAAACCACCTGGTTTATCAATATAAACATGCTTGATTTGATTGTTGTTTACAGTTGAATCTGCATTCTCTCTGATTGCCTTTATTTGAGCATCATTTGTAGTTGCCCAATCATTTGGAACTGTAATATACTCAGTAGAATCAAACTTGATAATATCAGATGGAGATACACTATACAAATACTTCCAAAGATATCCATCACCACTAGTACCAGCTCTAGATGGTTCTAAATCTGAGAAAGTTGGTTCATCTTGAGAAATATTACCAGTTGGATTATCTCCAGTTGAACCATTAGAAATGCAAACATATACTTTGAAGTCAGAATTCATTACATAGTAATTTGCACCATATAATCTACTAGAATCTTTGATAGGACTAGTATTCTTGGTTGAATAATCATCACGATACATTTCATACTTTGTACCTGCGGTCCAATCAACTCTTTTAATGATTCTTCTAATGTTGGCAGAGGCAATCCTCTTACCATACATCATGGTATCACCAACATGGGCAATATCAGAGAAACTATCAATAGGTGAAGGAGTAGTTCCAGTATCGTTCCACCCCTCAGATCTACCATACCCTACTAAACTACTAGGTTCTGGTAAACCAGTTGGGTTTGGTAATCCAATAAAGACATAGTAAGAATTTTGATCAGACTCTACTGATTCTACAAAATTATTTGCGTTTAGGATCCTAAACTGATCAGTAACAATTGCTGGCATGATTATTAACTTAGTCTTTTGACAATTTTTCTTTATTTATAGACGAAATACTATAGTCCAGTAACCACTCTAATTGATCCACTGTTTCTCAATCCAAACTCAGAGTTGAGACCTTGGAAGTATCTTCTCTGAATTGTTGGGAAAGTTGATAAACCAGCGTCAACAGTTAGTCCAGTTACTCCAATAGAGATTGGATTAGAATCTCTTTCACCGTTATATATTCTTCCCCAAGATATAGTACCTAGAGAAGTTGTTAATCCAATATTGGTTGGATTATAGAAACCAGTAGATGCGAGACCAACTGCTTCTTCTGTATTGCTAAGAATATCGCAAGTAATTTCTGCGCGGAAGTCAGTTGCCTGAACAAAGGAAGATACTTTGTAGATATTATCTAAGAAAGTAGATCCAATGGCAACAATATTGCTATCAGCACCATCAACACTGGTCAATCCAGCACCAACAGAGATAGTAGTATCTTTAATTAGTATTGGATAACCAACTTGTAGTTTATTGGCATTGGATTTTAGTGAAGTATAGAAGAACTTCAATGCAAGTGATCCAGCACCTGCAGATCCAACTGCAGTACCAATACCAGTGATGATTCCAGTATATCCTTCAACATTGTTGTAAGATAGTAGTTTTTCATACTTAACTGGTGTTCTGGTTAATGTTACACCTGGTAGACTTGTATTGGTATATCCAAATCCAACATTATCAATAGTAACACTATCAACTTTTCCATTAACAATATTTGCTGTTGCGGCAGCAAAGGTAGAAACACCAGCAACTGCAAACTGATCTCTAACGGTGGTTCCAATACCAACACCAATTGGTGCTCCAATGTGTAAGGTAACTGCTGCACCGACATAACCATTTCCAGCATTATCAATCACATAATTATCAACTTGACCTGTGAAGTTAACTTCAGGTCTAATTACTGCTGGTTCAAATTCAGAATGGGCGAATAGAATAGCATCAACAGCAGTGATATTTACACCATAACGATCTTCAGATTCTAATGCTGGGTTTGCAAGATCTTCATAGAAGAATGCTTCAGCATCATCAACGAAAATACCACCATTTAGACCAATACCAGTATCAACTTTAATATCACCAATAACTTTAGCAGTTGGATAGATTTGGGGTTCGATAACTTCTCTTGCTTTAGAGATTAGATCGCCCTTAATAATTCTATCTTCTTTCTGTTTAGTCCAGTCAACAGGTCTTGAAATGGTTTCAGTGATACCAGGACCTCTATACATGGTAGTTTCTACCAGGTCAGATCCTCTAATATCTTTAATTATTCTGTCAGTAATCTGTTCTTGAGTGTTAGTTTCAGTATCACTTCTTCTAATTCTAATATCATCACCAACTTTAATAGTTTCATTGATGTTAACAATTTCAACATCAACACCGTCAGTACCTTTATAGAAGAATACATCAACCTTATCTTTTGTTGAAGGAGCTTCAGTAAACTGGAATGTGGTGCCACCTTCAAATTGATATGCATAGTTTGGAGTCTGTAGAACACCATTTACAAAGATTACTAGAACAGCATTCAAATCAATGCTTTCTCCTAGTGGAGATTCTTCATCAACTTCAAAACTTAGAAGTTGTCCATTGCGGAATAGTGGGAATCTCTTTCTAGATCCAGTTTGTAATTGTGCAATATCATCAATAAAATCAAGTTCACCAAACTGCCAAGCGGAGAAGAAGTCGTTGAAAGTATTGACAACTTCTAATTCAAATCTATCAAGTGGTTTTTGTAGTCTCTTATCAACTACTAAACCAACAGGAGTAAACTTATCTCCGATTGCAAAAGAATGACCTTCTCTTGCGATTTGGAACTTAGATATTTCAAAGAAACTTCTACCAGTACCAACATTAGTTGATCCTTGAGTTACATCCAGATTCATGAGTAAGTTGCTTCCAGTATCAGTGGTTTTACCAACACCAAGTCTAGAAATACCTACAATAGGCATATTTTCATAATTTGGTTCAGGAGTTGTGATATCTGGGTTCACAAATCTAGCACCATATCCCTTGAGAGTAAATTCAAGTGCTCCACCAGTTCCTGCGGGTGACTTACCAACCATTAAACGAATAGTATTCGTTGTAGTCTTACCTACAGGTAATAGAGTGTTATATGCTGGATCAGTGGTTCTTGGATATGGATGTAGGGTTTGATATGCATCCTGAGCACAGGTGAATACCATAGAACCACCAGCAATAGTAACAGCACCATTAGATTTAAGAACAGAACCATTATATTGTGCCTTTACAAATGTATGAGTATACTGTTCAGCAGATGGTGATGGATTTACATTAACTCTGAAAGTATTTGTAGTTGCATTAGCAATTGTCAACCACTTACCACTTGCATAATCAGTGGATCTTGGATAAGAATGTTCAGTTTGATTAAAGTCCTTAGTGCAGGTAAATACCAAACTGTTATCTTCAATTAGAATCTTATCTCCAACTTGGAAACCATGATTTGCTACAGTAAGGGTTAAATTACCAGTGTTTCTTACATAAGTTGCTGCAGTTGGAGTTACAGTTGTTGCACTACCAACACCATGAGATGCTGCAGTGACAACTAGTTCTCCAGTTGCTGGATCATAAGTTGCATCAGTTGGGCTGAGATTGCCACCACCATCGATAGAAACAGAATTAGGATCAGCACTTACAAATCTATGCTTATTAGTACCGACTTCGGCATCTAAGATTGCTCCAGTACCACCGCCACCACCAGTACCAACATTTAAGGTAATGGTGTTGAATGAAGTATCTTCAATACCTAATGTTACACCTGCAGCTGGATCAGTGGAACGAGGATATGGATGCTCAGATTCGTGATCATCTCTATCACAGGTGAATACCAGTGAATTGGTTGCAATAGTAGCGGTATCTACTGCTCTTAGTAAACCATTAGTATCTGCGGTGAAGAATGAGTGAGCATAGTCACCACCAGTAGAAACTGAATCTGCAGAGGCACTTGCAAAAGTGTATCTGATTTTGTTAATACCAACTGGTACTGGATTTGTTAGTTTAACTACAATTGTAGTTGGAGTTACGGATTCAATTAGAATTGAAGTGTCTCTTGAAGGGTCACCAACTCTAGGATATGCTTCTGTGGTAGTATTGTCATCCTTATCAGAAGTAAACAATATGGAACCATTTGCAAGTTTAATATTAGTTCCTGGTTTTAAGTTGTGCTGACCAATTTGCAACTCAACCATTCCAGTGTTTTCGTCATAGAATGCGTTAGTTGGAGTGAATGACACCAATGGAGATGTTCCAACGGTTACTGTAAATTCATTTGCAGTAACATTAGAAATAGGAACCCATCTACCACTGATAGGATCAGTAACTCTAGGATAAGCATGAACAGAAACACCACCTGGGTTAAGGATGTCTGCATCCATAGTACACTTATATCTGATGCTGTTATCCTTGATTTTTACAAAATCTCCGTTGGAGAAACCATGATTTCCTACAGTGAATGTTGCAGTACCAGCAACTGGATCATAAGTTGAGAAAGTAACAGTATGCTCAGTTGCCTTAGCAATAGTATGATTATCATTGACAGTTACGATTAGTTCACCAGTAGATGATCTGTAATCAACTTTTGTTGGAGAATAATTTATAGATCCATTGATTGTAATGGCATTTCCTACGGACTTAATGAACTTATGTTCAAATTCAATATCAGTTAGTCCAATACCAACTGGATCTCTATAACCAGAACCGAAAGTTAGATCGTTGAAGAATGGAATTACATCTCCACCACCTTCATAGACATGATTAATTGTACAAACTCCCGCATTAACTTCAAAGGTGGTTGCGGAAATAATTCCAACAATTGGAAGTGCTCTATCATGATCCTGGAAGAATGTAGTAGTAACACCAGCATGTTCTGAAGAGCAGGAGAACTCTAATCTATCCAATTGAACAGTGGATGGTTGCTGAAGAGCAAATCCATGTACAGCATTTGTTGTAACTGTGATAATACCAGTTCTAAAATCATATGCCGCAGTTTGAATGCCTAACTTAACATTTGAAGTAGTTGGAATACCTGTAATGCTAGTAATTGAATTAGCAGCAAACTTATTGGAAGGATTTTCCTCAAGATTTGCTTTGACATTTGCACCAACTAGAGGCGCATAACCCAATCCAGGAGTTGATCCTAGAGAAACAATCAGACCACCTCTTGGTAGTTGATTCTGGTTAATATCAAACTGAGACTGCATTGGTTGTCCATTTTCAGAACTAATACCAGTGAATACAACACTTGAAATTCCACTTCCACCTGCGGGTGTGGTTATTAGTTCGTAATTGTTACCTGCATTATTCAGAGTTAGTGGAGTTTGGAATACACCATTGATGAATACAATACCGTTACCAATTGCAACACCGCTTTCGGTATTAGCGCCACCAACAGTCATTGTATAAGTCTTTCCAACACCAGTGAAGGTATCAGAAATATCATCAAATATCATATTGGTAGTATAATCCTGTCTTAAGAAAGTTCTTCCAGAGAACTCTGCCTTGACATAAGGGAGATTACTATCATCTCTTCTGGCTCTTGAATTACCCTTTGGTGGATCTAGGAACCATACGGTACTATCAACGATGTTAAAGGATCCTCTATGCACCCTAGCATCGGCACCAGCAAGGTGTGTTGTTGCTGCGATACCCAAAGATCCTCTTCTCACTCTAACCACTGGTAGAGTGCATATACCAGCAGCTACATCATCAGAATCATTAATAGTTCCTTGGGGTAGACTGGAGAATCCAACCTGTTCAATCTTCATGTACTCAGGACCAACCTTAAGTACATCTCTTGGTTGAACAGAACTAATACCACTTAGAACAAACTGAGAAACTCCAATTCCAATAGAATCTCTTATACTGT